CCATTCTTCTTGGCCTCCTTCTTATACTTATTGTACCATGTCTTCAATGTTTTAGGATTAGGATTCCACAACCATCCTCTAACAACATGGGTTGGATGATTGATCCTATTTGCTCCACATGGACCGCCCATGATCTTACCAAGCTTATTCTTCCGGATGAAATGGGCAAACCTAGGTCCATAGTATGGATTGGGATAAACTTTTGTCCCATTGGTATGCCTCACAACAGCAGTAAATAGAACTAGTCCTGTGATCTTAGCCTTTAAGTTTGTTACAGTCGTATAACCATAACCATCATAATCATAGCGCTCGAAGGACCAAATCTTATCACAGAAAGCCTTCATAGCCTCTGCAGGAGTATCATAATCATGGAGATTTGTAATCTCCTTTAATCCACAGCACCCAGTTGATTGTATGTACATCACTCCTCCTCTTTCCACTCATGCTCGCTATCAATTCTATAATCCGGCTCACTACCAAGGTAACTCCAGATTATAACTCCACCACAATTGACCAAATGCATTGTTAGGAAGCTATCACGCGCAATTTCAGATAGATCTTCAATGATTTCCATTAGCAATCATCCCGAACAGCGCCAAGATGTCCATCAGCTCGAATGAACTGTCGAGAAACAATCCCAGTTTCCTCGTCCTCCACAAGTAGCACATGACACTGCCCACCAGGGAAGTTCATTGTTTCCCTAGCGATTTCCTTAAATGGAGTCAACCCAGCAGGCAACAGCCTACAAGGATCACAGATTATTGGATGATCCGGCTCCGATACCATCTCATGTAGCTTCATCATTCCCCCTTCAACCACGTTTCAATCGCGTTCGCATAAACTGTGGTTGTATTTCCTTCCAACCCAGGTGCTCGATTCACTTCCAACACAATCAACGAATTATCTGCCTTCTTCCCAATGTCCACCGCTCCGAACTGCAACCCCAATGCAGCCACCGCCTGTGCAGCCAGCTCTCTCATTGCTTTCTTAGATGCAAATTCATCATACCGAATCCGCCATCCTCCATCGAGACTACGAATCCACGCATGCGGCTGTGTTCCCTCTCGGGGGACCTTAACACCTGCCCTAATGGACTTCCCGTCGAAGCAATGAATGCGATATTCCTCCCGAAGATCCTCCTTTTTGCTAAAGTAATCCGGCTGTGGCGGTGGCTGAAGCAGATCCGCCCCTCCTACGTGATTGAACCTACGTGCGAGCCAAGTCATTGGCACTGGAACAGGCGTTGCAAGAAACGCCTGCAACTGCGTAATAACTCGTCGGGCATTATCCCGATTCAATCGAGCTGCCTGAAATTCGACCCAATCATTAGCTGGGACAGCAGGTGGCCTAGTCTGACTCACTTCAACAGTTGGTACATTGGCAGCTCTCAGCAGCCTAGCATCTTCCATCTTGTTTGTCAAGCCTGCACCATTAAGAATCTTGACTCCATTGATAGGAGCCAATGCCTCGCCCCAACAGATTACAACATCCCCCGCTCGCACACCATTGCCAAAATGCGCCCGTCCAAGGTCATTCAACCGTCGGCAATTGACGTTCATCGCTTCCGCAAGATCCCGCGCACTATCCGATGCTCTGCGCCGATACACATAAATCATTATCGTATCTCCCTAACCAAACCAAACAAAGCTATAACTGCAGTTATCGCTGCAGCAACCACGACAGCCGAGAATGACAATCCAAGCACGATCAGCACAAAGCTTCCAAACATACTCATTACAATCCTCCAATAGTTACCAAAATGGTGGTAGGGTTTTTAGTTTATACTAGGGTGCCTTTTCACAGCGAACCCCTACCTCAACCTAGTCCCGCTTTGGCTCTTCAGTGTAAGACGACACTGGGCTGGATGCCAATCTACTAACCTAGCCTGCTGATCCGCTCAGCTCACGAGCGAAGGGCTTCGAAAGGCATCTACATCGGGAATGCTCGACTGAGCACAAGCAGGTCTGTATGAGACACCCGGCATAGACCGGGTTGTGCATTCATCGCCGAGCTGTCTACGACTTCTGCGGGTTTGGCAGTCAGTCATAGATGTTAAAATCTGCTTCATTTACCTCATCAATATCCTTTGGTTTCTCGCTTCCAAGATCACAACCTTTTAAGAATGCTGTTGCTTCATCCGAAATTCTATCAATCTCCAACATTAGGTAGACGTTGATTTTACCATTCCTAAGAGGATCTCTCAATGTTGTTAACAAATTGTTCATGTCGTGCATCAACAACAATGAATGTGTGAGCTGTTCCTTTAAGTCATCAGTATCATCGTCATCTTCCTCAAACTCCTCTTCATTGGGTAAGATGGTTGTGTTCATAGATCGAAGCATCTTATGTGCCCTCTCCTGATCCGCTTTAGCAGCAGCGTCAATCTTCTTCTGAGCATCTGATTTGAGATCATCCAAATTAATCATGATCTTCATCTCTCTCAACTAACAGTTCTTCAGTATCACCATCCAAAACATCAGTAAGTCGTCGTACGTCTGCTTCTCTATTTTCCTGTATAATACGCTGATACTGTCGGTACACATCATCGTTCACACCTAATCCACCACCAGTGATAGTAACAACGTTAGGTTGTGCAACAGGGTTAGGGACAATCATACCAGGAGGTGGTATAGTAATATTTGCTTGTGCTGTTACATCAAAACCTTCAGTATTAAATCTCTGTGGTTGCGTAGCAGTTTGCTGATAAGCCTGATAAGCTGTTGTAAATGGTCCTCTGCCATTATTAAGAATACCAGTATTAACAGCACGGCCAGCCCACCGACCTCCTCGAACGACAGTCCCATCATCCGGTGGCACCTCTCTAGTAGTTAGAATAACCTCCTGCGGTTGTTCTAATTCCTTTTCCTTAACCTCCGCCTCACAATACACACACGGCTTTTCATGCTCCTTAGAAAACACTTTATGCACCCCATGTGGAACTTCAATACTGTGCTTCCCACAAGCCGCTGAAAATCTTGTTGGGTGATAACAATTAGTACACAATACCTGTGTTCTATCCCGTTCCTTGTGGAATGAACCAATTTCCCCAGTAAGGAATTTATGTCCACATTGGGTGCAACTCATTTCCTCTCGCTGCATTCGTTCCTTGAGCCCGACCAATTCCTCAGGCAACAGTAATGCCTTCTTAAGGATGTCCAATACATCTCCTGACAGTCTATTTCTAGCATAGGGCAACTGTAAACATCTCACAATAGTATCAATGAGATCCTTATCATGCTTACCACCATCAACACCAGGACCTGTCCTATCATGGTAATTCCTAAGCTGTTGCTGGAGATCATTGACCATTTCAGTCAGTGAGTACTCCATTTCATTGGTTTCATGAATGAAGGCAACACTATTGACAACATCAGGTGTCTGATATTCATATCTACTGACATCAAAAACCCTCCAATTGTTACGAGTATATCGCGAAACTTCAGTAAAATCGTTTCCAATACGATCTCTCATATAAATCAGTGCCAACAACAACTGTTCCGCATACTGCTGATAAAACCTAAGCATTCCTTCCCTCCATCTCCTCTACTATCTCCACTACGCTTTTATAGATACGATAACACATTACCCATTCTTCATACAATTGCCCAGTAGGAAATTCACTTGCACCATACCTCATATATCCTTCTAGGTAGAAGGTTTTAAATTGACTTAACTGTGCAGACAGTAAAGTATCAACTTCTGATGCTAAAGGATTTCTAATACTGTTAGCCCTATAATACCGTCTAACAAATTTTTTCAAGGTCATATTAACTCATTTTGGGGTGAACAATGGATATCGATCCAATGCCTGCTGCTCCACAGGCAATCGTTCTACCATTAAACTATGCCCACCATACCTAAATTGGTCCTACATGCTCAATGCCATTCTTTGCGTTTTCAATTCTACGACGACGCATTTCATCTGGCTCCTCAGCTTCAGAATCATAGTAGAACCCAATCGGCGACCTATGTCTGCGGCCCTTGAAAGGGTATTCGTTAATACCCGCCGCCCATTCAAATTGATCCTGCTCGGCATCAGCAATTTCAACTAGTGCTACAGGCTCATCTAGTGAGTCACTTCCTTTGACGCCTCCTGGTGCCAGGGCTTCACCTTCCCATCCCGCAATAATTTTTCGTAGACGCGCCTCGCCTTCTTGAACTGCTTTTTGGAGATTTTCTTCTCTTGAAACAAAGTTATCGCCTGCTCGAAAGGGATTTCAGTGGGATCACCTCCAACAGATCCCGTAACTTTTTTGGTATGAGCTGGGCAAAATCCATCTGAATCAAGATTTACAATCCGCAAACACGTACCATTTGAGTAGTTATACTTGCAATGGGCATTAACAGTGACATTACCCTCAAGAACAACTGGCGTTTTCTGATGCTCTCGGCACAATCCTGAGTCATCAGTATCATAACGAGTGCATTTGGATGCCTTACACATTCTACTAGTATATGTAGGTCCATTATATGTCCGCTTCCAAAGCATATTGGAACACCAAACGCCATCCTCTAGACTCCAACCACTTCCAGGCACAATCTCAATTTCATTAGGCCCAAACGCGGCAGCCTTTTCATTGATCATATCAAGGACACCAAGTCCATAGATGCTCGCAACAAATGCCATTCCCCGTGTGTCTGACCACTTCCCGCTAGGGACCGGATTCTTAGAGCCAATCGAAGTTTCAAGGACCCACTTGCGCCACTCACTCCAATGCCCATTATGGAACAACACATAACCCTTTGTTCTACCCTTCAAGGCAAGGTCAGTAGTCTTTTCAATGGGAAATGGATGACACAACGAAGGCCTTCGCCCGCCTTCTGTCGGAATCCTGAAGTGAACAATGAACGGTAATGGCAGATCCTTGCACAACACTTGAACTGCCTCAATATTCTGTATTCCCTTCTCCCAGTATACATAGCCATTTTCACGCCATGCAACACCAGCTCCAGCATCGTTTGCCTCAAAACCCTTCTCCAACATCTCATCAGTTGGAGCTTTCGTATCCGCTATCATGATTACACACACTCGATTACCCTCCTGTGCTAAAAAATAGATTCAACCACCGCACGGATCTATAGTTAATGGCTTTATAGTACTGTGGTCGCCATGTCCAATAACTGTGTTTGAAAAGTATCATTATCCCATCCTCGTAGTTATCCTATATGGTTCTAACAACTCAGCTTTTTCCTCCCTAATGATATCATCATTAGGATCAATGACAACTTCACTAACAAGTCTAGTCTCCCTACGTTTATCCACCAAGCAAGCATTAGTGACGTCAATGACTGTCTGTACTGCCCGCAAACCCTGATCTGCATTATCCATCATAGGAAGCAACCTACATTCCAATGTTCCATGCGTCCCAAAACAGAAGTTAATCATAGAATACCGATTTCCAGGTTCATGTCGATTGTATTCCTTCTTAATTCTACGTGCTTGTCGATCTGGATCAAACACTGGTTGACAGAATTCACTATCCCCTTTAAGTCTGGGCCAAATTGGATGATCTTGAGATAACTCTTCCTTATGTGCCCATCGAAATAGATATTCCACAATAGTAAGTGGATACTGTGGAATCATAAGTCTCTGATAGTGGAATGCAGACTTAAAGCTCATATGGATATGTAATCCACAGGTTGCATTTACTTGCTGGGGGTAGTACTTTTTCAACCAAATTGGCAGTTTCTCCAATTCCATTGGTTCACTTGGCAATTCCCCCGTTTGTAACTGCCCTGCACGATACTTTTGCTCAATAATTCTGTATCGTGCTCGCAATCGCTGAAGCTCAGCACTAGTATCAGCTCTATCTATAGACCTCTGCAACTGGATCAATTCATCACCCAGCAATTGATCCCTAGGAGATGCAATTTGCACGCTACCATCATGGACAAGGGTGGTTCCCTCTGGCAGCTTTGACCATCCACCCTCAAGTTCAATTCCAACCCGGTAGATACGATTTTTCGCTCTACCAATGACATTGGTAATATCTAACGGACTAGTCGCTTTCATCGTCGCCCCTCCCAAGCTCAATTGAATACAACCCTACCAATCCAAGTACAATAACTGCTACTGCAACAACGATACCAATGGTGATCAGGCTTACCCACCACATCAACTCAATAATCGCATCAAGCAGTAGCCAAATCAAATCCATTAGCGATATCTATCCTCAAATGATACTGTCGGTTCAACTTTAGGACAGGCTTTAGCAAAGATTTCTTCTTGCTTATCATACCAAATCTTTAAGTTTGAGCGATCCACTTCCCAAATGTAGGCAGTGAGATAATTGCCAGAATTTGGATTCTTCAAAGTTGTCGTCTGTGTCACACCACCAAGATTAGCGGAAAGCACAAAATCTCGCAATTTCTCACCATAACCACCATTGCCTTTGACTTCAGAGAATACTAGGAAGGTTCCATTGAATGATCCTGTGGCAAACAAGCTTCCTACCTTGAAAGCAACTCCATCAGGACCAAATGCCTCCACCAATCCCTTGATACTGTGTAACTCTGCAATACCACAACATGCAATCCTTGTGATATAACCAGAAATGCTAATTTTATCCAGTATCTCCTTATTTTCCATTTTACATCCCCTACAGTTGAACTTCCTGTGTACTAACTGTGACCAATAAGTCAACAGGTCTGAGATAATCAACATAGAATCTCCTAGAGGCCGCACTAATGCGATCCTTCACTTTCCGCAATTCATCAAGAGAGTATACACCCTTAATACCGAATGTCACTCCAAGACCTTCACTTATTCCTCGTAATCTTAGAAAACTCAGATTCACAGTTGAATGTCTATCCTGTTGTCCATCAGGGGAAGGTAGAATCAACGGATGTCCAAGGCGATCAAGTGTAATGAACGATCCATCATCAATCTGAAAATGTGGATTGAAGGGCTGAGTAACATAAGCATTCAATGGTATTCCACCTATAGGTTGCCAATACCTCCCAATGGTTGCAACATCCACAACTTCCCCTGCACCAAGGTTTTGCATGAATTCCTCAACCCTAGTAGTGGCTCGTACGGTCACTCTAGTGCCACCCTTCCAATCAGCAGGATCTCCCTGCTTCCTACCAGATCTACTCAGCATAACCCAAATGTGAGTCTCCCCGCTTTTCACAACACTTGCAATCTGCGGCCCGTTGAGATCGGTCATTTCTTCACCTCCAGCACAGTATAATCCATTAATCTCTGTGGTTCAACAACAAATCGTAGAAAAGTTTCCCAGCCCCTATTATTCGTTCCAGCATCAACCAAACCACACCAATGATCAATAGGATCTTCAGGGAACCACCGTTCAATTCCCTTCAATTTGACCTGATCAAGGAAATATTCGAATGTTAGCAAGTTACCACTATCCAGCGCAACTTCCTGCCTCCATGCAGTTGTGGATGGAACATAGTCAGAAATGAATGACTTCACAGCCAACCAATTCTGCCTGGCGAGATCATAATCATTCGTATTGATAGCTTTACGAATGTTATTTAGATTCACCCGTCTGATTAGATCAGATTCAGCATTCCAAGGTGTGATAGCTGTCTGATATACAATACCTCTCTCCGCCCTCTCTGGCACAGGCTCTTGCAACGTCGTATTCAATATCCCTACACTCAACCTTGCTAGCCCCATCACAAACGCCATCAACGGGTAGGATCGCAGCCAGAAGTTGCTCAAAGTTCGATATTCGATACCATGCTGTGGCAATCTATACTCCCCAGCTCTGCCATAGTTCTTCCTACGCTCGGCAGCATCAGGGCAGCGATCAATCATAACACAAGTATTGCCAATAAGTGTGTCCATAATGGGAATCAACCGCTCACGATGGGCTTTCAAAAGCGCTCCAAGACCGAGATGGATATGCCCTCCAGCACTCCGCTTGCGATAAGTTGCAGCATTCGCTTTAACCTTGCAATCCTTATCATAAAAATTTTCGCTCGGGGCGCACCCAAACTGTCGCGATTTCTCACTAAGGCCCTTAAGTTCATCCTTATCAAGTTCGATAACCGCGTCGAAGCATGCCTTCACATTACCCATATTCCCAAGGTGATCCTTCAACGTTTTGAATGCCAATGCAATCTGCCCACCAAGCTCTGCACGACAACTGGTTGCGTGGGGATTCAGCTCAGCCTGCACGCCATCTAGCACAAAGGCCCTGGGATTAGGGTAACTTCCAGCAGCAACCCCAAGATTCCCACTCTTAGGCAATACCTTCTCCGACCCAATGACTTTCCCACCCTGAGCAAAGAAGAATTCAGGGTCACAACCAAAAGTGATTGGCGCTCTATAGATTATCTCAGCCATACAATTATGTTACCTCCAATTTGACTTCACAAGGGGCAAATGATCCTTCGACGGTGGCAATGGTCATCAACAGCGGATCGATAGTTGCGAATGTACGAAGCGGATCGATAGTTGCGAATGTACGAAACTGTATCACGTTGCCACTCTTTAATACTAGGATAAGTTTGCTACCAGATTTGTCAATAAACCAATCCCCTGGTTTATGATTTCTGAATACCAATGCCTTATACTGTTCTAAGCGATTCACAACAATCTTCATGACAACAACCTCAATGTAAGGGCTAATGTAACATAGTGAATAAGTTGATCGAAGCCGATCATGACAAAAAACCAATGACGGCTACCACCCTCGTAGGAACAAATGGGAGGACCGTTGTAGGAGACATGCATCTGCATAGGCTTGAAGAACCACAACTTACTCGTGATCCTACTAGTTATTGCATCGGTAATAAAGTGGAGAATGAAGGTTACCAGCACAAACTTGTAGCCCCAAGGGATAAAAAACAAGCTATAAATACTGACATGACCAAACAAAGCGTCCCAACGCTTCGACTTATTTATGGCCATCCAGTCAGACTGTAGGATGAAGTCTCCGATGAAATGAGTTAGAAGTAGACTAAGCGGTATACTTATCATCTACCCATCTCCTTCCAAGTTATGACTCCGCAACCGATACATTCCCGAATACCGTGGAACGGGTACTGCAATTTACTCTTACCGCAGTCAGAGCAAATCCCGGCAGAAGCGAATCGTCTATCCCAGAGAAATGATTCGTATTGCTGCTGTCCACGCTGTTGGTCCAGCGAGAGCTGCCGTAAGACTCGATCGTGCTCTCTACGTAAAGCATCATCCAGTTTCTGTAGCAAGTTAAAATAGTAATAGAAGACACTGCGCGGAAGACTTCTGAATCCCCGTAATGCGTGGTATTCCCCACCACAATTACAGCCTTCGTCACATCTCAAGTGTACAGTTTTACGTCTCCAGGCTTTCTTCAGGTCTTCCTTCAAGCTCCACCAACAGTGTGACGGCCTACTCGGCATTGAAGACATACTCATAACTGTGCCTCAATCTTCGCCCGGATATCCGCTAGTCTCGCGAAGTTCATCGGACAACCATTCAGTCTGCATCAGGAAGTCCCCAATGAAATGAGCAATCAATAATGACAATGGAATATTTAACATTTGACAATCCCCTTAATTTAGGTATTGGTTATTTCAAGGATAACCCTGAATTACTCAAATTGGCAGCCGAATATTTGCTACGGTTCGCATGAGGAGATAATCCTAGCATTGCAAGGCGTTTCTTTCCATCTCTGCGTCCAATATGGTAATGTATACCAGATCCAAAATCCCACAGCCCACCACAAAATATTGCGCCAGTTAATCGTCGAAGTAAATATCTTCATCGTCGTCTGACAGATCATCCTCACTGTTACTACCAAAATTCCACAGACAGAACTGAATGGACCAGCAAGGCAAGTAGTGTCCAAGGGTCAACAAACAGGTCAATCCACCCAAAATGTCAATGGCTCCTATCATCATCCTATAGATCCCAATAGGAATCCTTGTTCCAGGTTGACGTTTGCACCATTTAATCATTAGTCCCACTCACTTGCTTCTGCGAACGATACCGGCAGAGCAATACGAATGAAACTCCGAATAGTTCTCTGATCAAATGTCAGTGATTCATGGACACAATCAGGTGATAAGAGATAACCCATGTTGGCTTGCAGCGTCTCACCGTCACCAAGTTGATCAGCAATGTGTGACAAATCACCATCCTTCGCAGGGCGACCTACAAACTTTCCCTTCCATGCACGACAACCAGCAATAGATGCAGCAACAATAACTGCCATACGCCCAATTGGTGACGCCCCAACATCGTTGCAGTAATGGAGCCAACTTCCGCCGCCACCTCCCCAAGACATACTAGCACCGTCTTGTCGAAAACATCCATCAACATGTGGCCGTGGACGACGCTGGCTCATTCCGGCTTCGACAATTTTTTCATCCACAGTTAGATACGCTTCGCCATTGATTGCACCCGCTTCGTTACACACCGAAGTTACTAACTCTTGATAGTCCTCAAATCCTTGTGGCATTACTGGATGGGAGAGATCAAATATATGATACCGTTTCTGTCGTCCCTGATATGTTGGGAATGTAACAGGTGTCAAAGAACGATATGCACTATGAAGTAGTTGTGTCACTTATCACCATCACAGACAAAAACCACAAACAACAACAGTATGCATACACTGATGCAGTAAACAAACGCTTGAATTGTCACGATGACTCCGAATTTGAATTGGGGGTGCGGGTCGCCAGGCCGCCACCTTCCGATTATAAATCGGTTGCTCTAAACGATGTATGAGCTAACCCCCAAACTGGATTACTTTGTCAGGTTAATGAATGGTGTCGAACCACCGCTAACCTGTGGTAGAACTCCATTCCACTTCTCCAATCGCTTTAGATCAAGCAAATTGGGAGTAATGGAATCAGCAAGCTTCCTATTCGCCGTAGCCTGAGCCTCAGCAAGAGTCAACGTATTCCTAGCATACGTATCTGTCTTACTACGCTCCTTTGCCATGTCAGCATCCACCTGAATTAACTCATTTTGTTTCTGCTGAGCAATCTGTGTAGCCTGTACCTTTGCGTTGATTGAAGCAATCACAGCATCAGGCGGCCTAGGCGCTCCAATGATGCCAAACTGTGACTCCAGTTCAACACCAAGAGGTGTTAGATCCTTTTGCAGGGAAGCCTTTACATCCGCAATGAAAGGACCATTATCGCCCATAATCTGCTCGATATGATACTTCCCTGCTGTGTTGTTGAAATGGTCCCTCGCAAGAGAATGCAAATATCCATACGTGAATGCTGTCAGGTCATCGTTCCTAAACTTCACGTAGAATGCTGGCACCATTTCAGGCTTAATGTGATATGCAAGACTCACGTCAACTGCAACTTTCATCTGGTCAGCAGTAGTGAAGGTGATTTCCTCATTAGCGGGACGACCCTCAGCAGCACTTTCCGTCCAAACGACCTGTTGCACAAAGGTTGGATATTCGTAGATTGATGTCAAGAATGGGTTGTAAAAGGCCCATCCAGTGACTGCAGGCACGCTGTCAACGCCCTTTGAGTCACCCGCCATATTGATTTTGACACCAACATAGCCAGGTCCAACGCGAGTGCAACCGACTGTCAAAAGTGCTGCGATGATAATTCCTGCATAGAACGTCCGTTTCATTCGATCCTCCAAATCCGTTGTAATGCCCACATTAGACTACCAGCAATCAATGGCAGTAGGGCAAGCCCACCAATGAAAGCAAGGTCAGAGGGTTGATTCAACAGGAATATTGCTCCCCTGACTAATCCTATGATAATTCCAACAGTTATTGTTGATGCAGCAGCGCGTAGAAACATGATTCCTCCTAATTCTTATTGTTAGCCGGATCAATCCTCAGCCCAATCATACTCAAATAGTTGATCGTGAGTAGACAGAAGTAATCCCCGCCTTCACTGTTAGGTATAATGATGTAATTCATTCCAACAATGATTTCAGGAATTATGCTGAAACTTCATCACAAGCCTCAGCGTAGATCTTTCTACCTTCAGGACTGTTGAATATAACACGATAGGCATCAACAACATTCTGGTCAAAGTCTTCTGCCCATCCACCGTCAACCAAGTCAGCCACGGCTAGAAATAGTTCAATCCATTGTCTAGAGGGCCGTTTTTCTACTACTTTGTGAACTGTTCCCTTTTGTTTACCTGCCATAATCACTCCTGTAATGTCTCAGGGATATACTCAACTTCCTCCCGCATGATCTTCTCTATCTCAAGAACTGTGCCTTCCACTGCTCTATTGAGATAGGATTCCCAGATCATTGTCCTCTCAAACTTTGAGAAGTCTAGCTTCTTAATAGCTCGGGAGAGGGCAATCTTCCTGCCAATATCCTTCTTGAAGTTGTCCTTATAGCAACAGCGAGCAAGCCCATCACTCAAGACTGTATACTTCCTAGCGATCTTGGGATCAACCTCAACAATCTCACATTTCGTTGCACGTTCCTCACGATGCGTGGGTCCACTGAGTTTGAATCCTTCAATGATGGGGACCATCATATCCTTGTATATGAAGCAAATTCCCAATGTTCTCGTTGGAAGTTCCACCTTGATCATTGACGATACCTCCTATAAAGTAAGGATGTGGCCACAAATGTCCAACCTATAGCCCACACATACGAGAACCCAGTGACGTACCCATTGATATAGTATGATAATGGAAGTCCAAGCAAGGCACCGATAGCAAAGGCAGTAGACCAAGACATTTCAAACTCTCCTTTTTAAACCGCGTTCTGAGGAATCTCAAAGAATGGTGTTTCATCTACCTTCGCAGTCACGGCAATTCCATTGGAAGTCACAACCCCATAAGTAGGACCATCATAGATCCATACTTGAGTCCCCTTTGGCAGATCAGCATCCAGCCAAGGACATTCCTTTTGTGTCACATCCCGCTTCAAAGTCAACGCTTTCATATGTCCTCCTTAGTCATTCCCATAGTATGCAATCTGCTTTATGGACTCTGCAAGTTGTGTAGCTGTGCTGATTGGCAATGGCTTCTTAGGCTCAGACAACTCAATCTGTCGAGTCATCTTAGCCAACTGCTTAGACATAATTTCAGGAGTTATCACCCTATTGTTCCCAAGGGAGACAATCTTGGACCGTTTCAATACGTCAACTATGATTGCTGGTGTGCATCTCGATTGTGCGGTGGAAGCATAGATCGAGTCCCAACTGGCATTGTTATCCAACCAACCCTTACCATGGAACTGAATGATCCTCGCTACAGTGTTAACATTGGGAGGTGGAATCTCAACGATGGCATCAATCCTGTCCGGTCGTAGTAGCGATCTATCCATCTTCTCAACCTCACTCAACAGGTTTGTGGTAAGAATAAGGACCACATCAAACCCTTTCTTAGACTCAATGCCACTAAGGGTATTCCTCAATGCCGATAGATTCGAGTAACCCATGCTAACAGAATCCATGTCCTCCACAAACAGTGATGAGGGTTCCATAAACCTACTTATAGCAATGGCCTCCCTTAGCATGTTGCTACTGCAAAGGATAAATGTCCTACCCTTGGCAATACTACGCCTTGCAGTCTCATAAGCAATGAGAGACTTGCCGGTGCCATAATTGCCATGTAATAGGATACCTCTATATCCTGACAATCCCATTTCCTTAAGTTCCTCCGCATGGGTAATTGGGAAGAAGATATTTGTCTCGACATCCTTCTCAACTTCCTCATTGAGAAACAATGGGATCTCATTGGTGAGATCAATGTATTGTGGCACCACCATGTCCGTTGGGGCCATAATCCTCAATGCCCTACCACGGAACATGGATTCATGAGTTTTTAACTCATCATATAGATGCTCCAATAACTTGTCCCAAATCTTCTCATTTGCCCCACGCTCGAACGTGACAGATAAAGTCAGCTCCGGCACTATGGTTTTGCTATCAGATGGAGTTACCTTACCCAATCCATCAATCTGATATGCCCCATATGGGATCATCACACCCTCATCTGTAGTGTGGTGGACAAAAGGCGCTTCAATCACTCCAAATGGCGTTGGAATAATCATTGAGACTTCAGTGGTTTCAAGTCCCAGCTTTTGTATTGCCCGGTAGAGGCAAACAAGGGCATCTCCAAACACCACACGCTTTATGATAGTCTGGGAGGTACGCTCGGTGTTCAACTTTTTCTTCTGCTCAGCTTTGAAACCCGATTCACTCTTATTTGCCATTTTTCACCTTTTTCCGCTGTCCGCACTTCCTGTAAATCGTACTTCAGCGTAACGACCCTCACCTTCCCATTAGCACCATAGCGGTACAAGTTAGAAATTAACTGATTCAGCGTAGGACCTGTGTAACCGTTGTGACGGTCAATTGAGGTGAGATCCCCTGCTACCTCAGCTAATATGACAGTGGAGAATCCGAGTAATGCCCCGAACTCAATCACACTTTTGTCTCTTGCAACCTCGCGGAGGAATCTCGCCTCTCTATCTGAGATTGCGGTGGGAATGTTAACCTTATGATGCATTGAAGGTTATAGCCTCTTGTAAAGATTATGCGACCAAGAAGTCCTGAAGCCTCTAATGGACTTGACAAGTTCCCATTCTTGTGTATTTGTCTTCACAGGGCCACCATTGGATGTGGTGAGGAGTAGCCCGTCCCCTGTAACCAACTTTGCCATCTCCAATAGCTGCGGTGTCTTAGCGTTCCTATTGGCATGTTCCATTGCATTGGAGATGTACAACAATTCAAACTGTCCAAAGTTGCCAAGATCCATCAGATCCCCATGAATGACAATCACTTTGTCAAGTCTACGTCTTGCTCGCTCCAATGTAGAGTCCTTCATGTAGAACCATTCCCGCCTCAAGCCTATTAGGTCATTAGCAAACAAACTGCTGCCATAGTAACCACCGGATTGCTTCTCCAGAATGTTGACATACTTCGTCAACTCATGAGGCATATGAACAACAGCAGCTTTCAAATGTGGGAACAATTGATCATAGCTGCCCTCAATGAACAACTCTTTCAATGCCTTGACACCCAGCATGTCAAGCAGAATTGCCTTCATGTATGCTGCAGCAAGGGAACCATAGCTGTGATCCACAGCAATGACTTCCTTGCATCGTGGTAGCATCACCCCAAATAGAACCTCGCCACCAGAGAGAATACCAGCCGCTTTGTTGAACCGTCTCTTGCCGAGCAGATTCGATAGCAACTCTGGTTCCTCATTGGTAATGACATATGGCGAACCTGAATTGAATGTCGGCCAACTCTCACGAAAATTCGGTATCGGCATTGCTCAACCTCCACAACAGATTTATAGAAAGACGATGCCTCCGCACGACAGCCACCCTCCTGAGAACATCCTACACAAGTTGGATGCCCATAACATTACTGCTATGGTCAGAGAAACGATGGGTTTTTAACAGCTTATCAGCTCTAATACTTCAGTTTATCAGAGTTTGCGAGTTTCAGCTCTAAACTCTAAGCTTCTGAGGATTTTATTGGCTCCAAGGCCAATGCTGTTTAATAAGCGTCATTTTTTGTCTCGTGCATTCTCTCACTTCGACGCCGAAGGCACTCTTTAACTCTAATTACTCTCCATCATCGCAATCTGGACACAACTTACACTTGGGGCACATCGTATGAAGTGGCCTATTACGCGCACCCAAAGATGCGGCTGTGCGGTCCCCTCAACCCCCAAATTCCTTAGATGTCAATAGTGACGGTTGCATTCTTGAGGCTCAACTGCCCATCCAAGGCACCCAACATTGCCTCAAGAAGTTCAGTCTCCTTCGCCAATTCCGCCTCATCCACATTGACAACAACGTCAGTGGGCTTCTCAGCGGTTCCACCAGCGGTCACGACGGTTGCACCCTTCTGCAATGCCTGCCGTCGGATCTGTTCGATCTGATTGCGAATCTGTCCTAGATGCTGTTGCAATCCCGGTGCAATCTCCTTGCGCCATGTCAACCACTCGGCGAGGGATTTTGTCAAACCCTCAATGGTGACAGGTGTCACTTGATTTGCCTTCTGGATCGCGAGGCGAATAGCGATGTGCCGCTTCTCAAGATCGGCAATAGCCTGCCGCTCACGACTGATGACCTTTGGAGAGCCACCATCTTTCTCCAATGGATCTTTCAATGCCTCCTGTCGCATCAGGTATGCACTGATGTATTGCCGTTTCTTCTCGATCCTCTTGCCGATTGTTTTCAATTCAGCAAGTGCTTCCGTGACTGTCGTTGTCGTTTGCATTCTCACCCTCCATTGTTAAGTTTAACCTCATCAGTTTTGGCCGTCAGGAGCGCGTCGAGTTCATCAGCACACACCGCCAATGTTTTGCTTTGGCCATCAGCGGTAAGCGAGGCGAATGCCTTGGCATCCTGTGCAAAAGCAGCCGCCCTATCGCGCCACTCCTGGATCAGCGCCCGCAGCTGGGTCAGGCGGGACTCGGCAGATTCGGCACGGCGCTCTGCAAGGATGTAGTTGCAATACGGGCACACTGAGCCGTTCCATTCGTTGAACTTCAGTGTCTTCCCGCAATTCGGACACCGGTATTCCTGTTGGGGTGGACGGGCTCCGGTGTCAGGATGTTTCAGACACAGGTGATAACCGCCTTGGTCTTCGTAGCAGCCACACGCCCAGATACGGGAGCTGTCATCGTCCACCACGGGACGGGCTCCACCACCAATCGCTGCCGCTTTCTCAGCTTGTGTCATCGGCGTCCTCTCACGGGGTGATCAGCCATTTACTTCTCCTCCTCGACGGCCACCTGTAGCTTGGCAAGAACTGCGTCCGCCTTGCGCTGGTAGAAACGTATCACCCGTAACATGCCGCGAAGCACAGCCAGCACAATGAGCCACATACCCGCCCACGGTGGCTGCTGAACACCGAGTAGAATACTGAGCCCAAGGGCAGCGACGATGCCCCACGCATAGCCTTCCGTGTTGTCTTTCTGCACTTACTTTCCCTTCTCGACGGCGAGCTTTCCGCACTTGAAACAGTGGCGACTCTTTGGCCCTTGTGAAAACTCGGTGCTCCCGCATTCACACGTCCCTTGTGGGACGGCAACTAGGGACGCCAACCGCTCTTCACAGAACGTCAGCCCGAGTAGTTCTCCTGACGCGAGCGTGCGTGCTTTCTCAGCTCCTAACATTTCGCGGGCTGCCCGTATTCGTATGGCATGTTCAACGATTTCGTCTCGGAGGCTCCTCAGGCTCGCCTTCAGCGTGTCTAGTTCGGCCTCGGCTGTCTCGGCACGGCACCGATCGCAAGGGCTGCGATGCTCAGGATCTCTACAGAGCGCGCTGTTTGGACACAGGTGCGAGTGCTTCACGCCGTCCGAGACAAGCTGCCAATACTCAGCGTCATCCTTTGCCTCTTGGAGCTGCGCCTCGACGGCGGTGAGCTGGGCCTTGAGTTGATCGCATTCCCTGTTGGCGAGCTGTTCGTTTGTATATGGGTCAACTGTGCTCATTGCTATCTCCGTGGGCGGTTCGGGGGCCTTCAGTCTGACGGCGAGTTCGTCGGCGCATAGTTCAAAGCTTTCAGCACGAAGCTCGAATAAATCTATTTTCCGCTGTTCACAGCCTTGGGCTCGCTGCCTGGCTTTTGTAGCTTCTGTGCGCCATTCCTGTATCAGCGCCGTGATCTCATTTGCCATTTTGATATGCATTCCACTTATCCGCACACCCTCTACACCAATACGCAGTCACCCTTGGCTTTCCACACCTCTTACATCTATCCTCAGCAACACGCTTTATTGCATGTATCCTCTGAGGACTAATGTATCGTAATAAAGCCTTGCGGAATGCTTTGATGATCTTTCTTTGCCGAGCGGTTAACTCTAACTGTCTTTGCAACCGCTCTTGATCGTAGGTCATTGTCTCCACACTCTGTGCAAAGTCCAACTTCTTTTACAGTCTCATGACCCTTGGCGATGACATTGCCACCAGCATCATAATACTGCTTTTGCCGAATCTTTGTTACAACCTTTGTCATTGGTTCCCTAGGTTGTGATGGCAACTTGCAGTTATTACAGATGAACATAATGGCCTAGTAGGATGCCAAACATGAAAGTCACTGCGACAATGAAGATGATCGCAGCTCCATCCAATGCAGTTGCAAGGAACCAGCCAAGTGCCATTGCAATTAGCTTATCCTTCATTAGTTCACCTTTTCTTGTGCAGCCTGCAATTATGCTCCCCATAATGAAACATACCAAGTGCTAAGAGCCCAATTCCTCAGGTTCTCCATCTTAGCGGTCCAACATATTGCATGTTCCTTCGCCCAATTCCATGCAGCTATTTCATCCGTTAGGATGATATTACTAGGACCATTGGGATAACACCACTTTTGATTATGGTCCATTATATGTCCCATTTCATGCATGAATGTTGCATAAGATCGCTCACCAATGATAGGGAATGGCATCTCTATCATGCGATAATTCCTATAAGCGAGGGCATTACCAACCAGCAATGGATTGTATCTTATCCTAACACAATATGCTGCCCTCAACTGTGCTGCGTGACGATTGAGCTTCAACGCTAGCATTAGAGATCCTCGTCGATACCTCGATCAACATCTTGCATCTTTGCATCCCGCTCAGCCTTGATAAGCAACCTTCTGCGCTCTGGGTTCATCTCAAGGTATTCAATCTTCTGGACATTGTTGGATCTGAAAGCAAGGAATATGCAAGCAAGTCCAGTAGCTAGGAGTAACGCATTTGTGAGTTGCACTTTACACCTCATCTTTAATCCAAATGACGTTAGGCCAATGGACACTAAAGTCCTGTGCAGTTCTATCAGCCACTTCTAGGTTGTAACGAATGGTTGTAACGAATTGCCAAGAACATATATGTCGGCTTGGGAAATGGACACTTACAGAATTGCTGCGTGCAAGGCACTTTGCAGACGCACAACTTGCGAATTAGAAGTTCGCATATCCCACAGATTGGTGTCTTGTGACACTTTTTTCTCATGAGCACTCCCAACATGGTTTAGCCTTCAGACAACAGGGCACTAAAGTTTCCTCACTATTGTATATGTCCTCGAAGTGGCCATAGTTCCACAATGGATCTTTTGGACTACTGAGAATTTTAGTGATTATGATTGTGGGAGGCAGCTTCTTATATTTGGATCTAGGCCTATATTTGCTTCGACAGGCCATATTCCACCTTAAAGGCAGGCCACAGCTCTAATAGTATATGACCTATTACCTCATCATAATTATCATGGTAATAGATCAACATCACAAACTGTTTTCCAACTTGTATCCTTAGACCGGGCTGATCCTCATCCATTTTCTGTTCCAAGGTAATGCCCATGCCGATGTTGACGATTGGTCCTAGGCCACCTACGGCGATGCTTCACAGACTTGCCGACACTAATGGTATGAATGATCTCACCACTTATTGCATCAACCTTTTGACCGCACTTGACACAACGAAATGTGATGAATTGTGCTATGTTCGGATCTTCAACCCAATCACGCCTAGCAGTAGTTGGATGTTTGCAAGGATGTGACTTTGATTTACCCATTGTCGCCCTCATCTACAATAATTAGCATCGTGGCCAATCACCATTCTTGACAATGAACTCGATGCTGAACTCAGCAAGCAATGCAGTATCCTCGTCTCCATCCTCTTTGGCAGAGATCGCAGTCCATTGCAATAGTATGAATCTCGCCATTGCATCAGGAGGTATGAATTCGTCTGGAAGCGGCAACACCCTTAGCATTCAAAGCACCTCATTTGATTGCATATAGTCATTCACAGACATTCACAGACGCTAGCTCAGTGATTATTTTAAGAACTGTGTGCTATATGCAATCAAATCAATTGCAAGCGGCGATCTTTCTAAGAACGAATCGGAGGTTTTGTTGTGTGCAAGGAATGAGCCAATGCGCATTCCCGTTACCAGGATATGTACATCGCTTGACTCTCAGCTGACCTGTTATACACCAATTATAGACTGCTTGATATGTGTAACCGCCTTCCAATACATCAGCAAGTTGCCGAATACTAATATGTTTCTTAGGCTTATGCGCTTTTGACTCGTTCACCGTACTGGCCATGACTGTCACATCACCTTCAGTCCAGATGGATTTAGGTAGACATTATCTCATTCTGCGTTTACGCCTCATTGAGACATTAGGAGTAATGAACCATACTCCACCAATGCCATGATTGGTTCCCATATGCTTTCCAAGTTTCGGAATGAACCTGGCAGACCAATGCCTCACACGATGTTGATCCCAAGGATACTTAATCATTGACACCTCAATTGATTGCACACCTCAGGAGCCTCAGTGTCTCACAACCTCTGCCCGATTTGCTGAGTTACAGCCCTGAGTAGCTGCTTCTCTCTACCAGCACATTTATCAGAGGTATGCAATCAATTCAAGCGTCAACTATAATCATGCTCTCTAAATGCTCTACATTGACTACAACTACACTGAGTTACCTCATCCATTGTTCTCACTTCAACTAACTTGAACAATGGAGACATGAACCAAGCATCACTACCAATGTCATTAAAGGCAATTATACAACCAGATTGAGTTTGTCTCACCTCAACACATGGCGTCTCAATGGTAGTGATCTTACCACTAATAGTGTTGAGGATCTTGATTGAAACCATTACTTAACCTTGACCACTGCAACAAGTCTACCATTCGATAGATAGTTGTTGATGTAGTATTTGTCAAGCATCTGGATATAGATCCTAGCTCCATCCCTATATCCAAGTCCTAGGCAGTGCTGAATCGCCCATTCAAAGCATGCAACTTCCCAAGGTCTAGAAAGCAGTGACATATTCATTATAGCACCTCAATGGATCACATAACCTGGTAGAATAACGACAGAGTCAATGAGGCCGTCAATCGTATGCCTATTCGTTATGTGATCCATTCAATTGCTATAACTTGCCCTCATCCCAAATTATTTGGTTCCAATCTCAATCCAATCTGTTGCAGTCACTGCACCAGAATCATCGTCCTCAACTGTTTGACGAATGGATGCCCTGATCAAGGCCAATTCACCTTCTGATACATCTTCTGCAATATCAATGGACAATACGATAGTGGGCATTACTTCCTCCTATGTCTAATTACTAGGTCAAGTCTAGAAGCAGTAGAAGTCTGTTCAATTAGAACATTGCTAGATTCTCTGCTGTAATCAGTATCTACCATGATAAACTCATCTAATTTATCAACACAATTAGGACATACTCTACCACGTTGATACCGTGGGAATTTACTATCCTGTATTGTATTGACAGTCAATAGAGATTTATCAGATTTAATAAAGTGCTGTTTACCTTCTACTCTCTTAGTATCAAAACTAAGTATAATCTTACCTAGAGTAGAAGTTATTAAATCTAATGGATTTAGACAACACATACATACTTGACCATTAGGAGTATCACTGATCTTTTTTCTAGTGATTCTCTTACTAGGTCTAGAGTCTATATTATCAATCCATTTACTAAGTCTCTTACTTTGACTTAATAGTGGTTTCTGACCCTCATCACGCGTGTGAGGCGTATTACCTAATGTCAATTTACTAAGTTCAGAGTATGGATTCTTATTCTCTGCTAAATCTTTCTTAACCTTAGCAAGTCTAAGTTTTTCCTTTTCTGTAAGTAAGAAAGACATAAAGTTTCTAACTGTTCTCCAAGGTGCATTCTACATTGCACCATTAGAATTTAATTCTACGGTGGGCAGACAAACCACTACGGCCGCAAGCGCCTTAGCACCTGCCGCCGTCCACCGATAACCGCCGACGCACGAACGATACACCCGGCGGGTAGGCCTGTCAAGCCTCCGGTTTTTGGCGTGTTTTTGCAGGTTCCGGCCCGAACGCAGGTTAGGCCTAGAACGCGTCAGGATGCCGTAGGAACGACGAACGCCCGGCAGGTGTGGGGTAGCTAGGGTCAGGCTAGACGCAGCGTAGGAGGGTCAGGCTAGGAGGTAGGTCTAGGATGGTAGGAAAATAGAAAGGACAATGGTTTGATGTCCCATTGTCCCGTAGCTGGCGCTACTTGTTACTCGGTGACTGGCACTCGCTTTGTCCGTCCCACGCGGCGCGATGCCGCCGTGACGGGCGTTGAATCGTCCACCGTCGAGATCCATGCCTCGTATGAGTCAAGCATGATGTTTTTGAACTGCTCGACGTGAACTTGAGCAACCGCGTTCTTTTTGCTCACGATTAATGCTCTCGGAAATGAGAGTGTAATCGTCTGCTGTTCATAGGTGCCAGATGAGTCTTTCACGATTTCACCTGACTGGTAGATCTTGCACTCAAGATCCAGAACATCCGCGATTAGCGGAAATGTCGCGACCGCCAATGTCGAATTGGTTCGCCCCTTGACTTTCTTATCATCGTAGACCTTGCGATCGCCCAGGGTCCAGATGGGCGATCCGAACAGCTTGACGAAAGGATTCTCCGACTTGCTTTCCTTCGCCTCCTTCGCGCCTTTTGTGGCCGTTCGCTTGCTCTCTTTGATTGCCGCGTCTTTCATGGCTTCGCCCACTGCCGTTGTTGGCGTGGCTGCCATCGTCCGCGCCAGATCTCCCGCTACGTGATTTTCCATTGTCGCTACTCCCCTTTTGGACCGTCTAGGTCCGGTTGTCGTGACCGACAGGACGGTATGCCCTGCCGGTCTGTCGTTCGATGTCTAACGCTAGTCCACCGGCCGGTTGGTTGTCAACAGGTCGTCATCGTCGCTGTCTAGGTCCGTTACGGCGTTGACGTCCACCGTCTCAATGTGCTGTCTAGTTCCCTCTACGGCATTTTGGACGATGTTCTCGGCTTGCGCGATGTCGTCTGCTTCGATCTTGAATTGTCCTTCTACGAGGTAGATCGGCATTGTGTCCTTTCTGGCATTGATTGCCATTGCTGCTAACAGTTGACGAATCCCGATACTATTCATAGCTTGATCCCATATGTCTGTAATGCTTTTACGGCCATATCGGTCATATGCCGTGTCCAGCTTAGGGCATTCTTGGCAGCCCATTGCCACGCGTCGATCTCATTCTGCTGCTGGAACGTATTGGACACATTCAAGAATGCCAAGCCATTGGCGATCTCAGGTTCAATCTGAGTAGGGCTTAGTATGTGTCCAGCTTCGTGCAGGAATATCGCATACATAGACTCTGACCATACTGGCGACATTAGTTGAATAACCCGTATGTCTGGCCTACTCCGACCCGGAGTGCCATGCTTGCGATACAACGATGGGATAGTCTCTACCGTTATCCCATTGTCCAATGCGATCTTACGTGCATGATTGAACATCTCTAGCCTTGTCATTGTCCCTTTACCTTTCCGGCCATTGCCACGATAAGCACGATGCACACTAGGCCTATGATTGCTTGCATTTAGCTCCTTCCGATGTAGATGTAGTGTGGACGGTTGCGCCACTCGTTCCAGCGATTGATGACGTTGACGATTAGCAGTTTGATCATGCCGCCGATCTAACCATGGCTCCCTATCCCATGTCAACTATCTGCCCCTTTGCCTAATGATCTCGACCACTTGTATCAATGAATCACAAGCCTTGAGTGAGCTATTATCAACCTATGGCCCATTGCTCTAACTTATTGCTACCATTGGTGTTGTCCTATGTTGTCAGTTCGATTGGTATGTAGATGTGTATGATGTCATAAGCTGTCAGCTCGTGGCGGGGGGAGGCCCCTCGTGTCAGTTCGAGTCAGTTCGGGGGAGGGGTGGTAGCTAGAAAAAATTTTTAAAAAGTCAATGCTATGTCATTTGCTATGTCATCAAAATCGATTTGACACAACTTCCCATAAGATGTTGACTCCATTAAGGATAGATGGTGTGTCACCTTTTGTGTCACCCCATGTCAAATTTCAATCTGCAGAACATAAAGGCACACGTTCTATGGGTAGAACCCCCCTAAAAGGGGTTCTCCCTAGTGCCTATGTTATGTCTGTGTCATTAGTACTATATAGGGGCGTGTTTTTTCGTGACACAGAAGCGGTAACTGTTGCAACTAAAGAACTTCCAGGTGTGTCACGCTTAAAAAAGGGGTGTGTCATTTTCAAAAAATTCTCCAAACTGTTGATTCTAAAGGCCAAACTGCTATGTCATTTTTCAAAAATTTTAAAAAGGTCATCTAAGGCTAAAAGGGGTAGACTATACCAATATATTGGGGGGTACTTGACAAAGGCTACAAGTCGTGTTATAATGCACTCCTAAGCTCAAGGAGGGCCACAAAATGGTAGTGATGGGGATCATAATCGCGATTGGTTGGGTAATTATAATTAATGGTTTTATAGACTCATTTAGACGTTAAATCGTGTAATTCAACAACCCTATTGACAATCGACAATTTCTATGTTATAATGTAACTGAGAGTAGTTCTCCAGGTTTTCCGCCCAGTTGTAGCCGCCGATGCTGTCCCCTCCTCACGGCGAGATTCCTGACAAATTTTAGGCCACGGGGTTTGAATATTCGAAAGAAGGCGGAAACCCCGTCCATTTTTCCCCCCTATGAAAATCCTCGTAATCGAACCTCGCAATGCCACCTCGTATCGAAACCCTCGAAATCTTAGCTAACCCACTTGAGCCGTCGGCAACTTCGGCTCTTGATGAATTTGAGATATTTTGCCAAACCCAGATAAACCGCGTAAAAAAGGAATTGGCGGACCTGCCTTCCACAAGAATCCAGAGTGCCCATGCAACGCATGTACTGCACGCCGTAGGAAGGCGGAAACCCTCGCTTGGCCAAATGGAGCTGGAGGAAACGGCCTGGGTTCCAAGAATAGGGACAAGGCACAGGCAGAGGTAATTAATGCAGATGCACCCATGATGATTCCAGGGCGGACAGCTAGAGATAGAGTCGCCCAGTTAATCATGATGAGGCAGCAGGAACCTGGGATTAAAAACGCTGAGGTAGCAAGACGGCTTGGACTTACTGCTAATGGTCTAAACTCGATTATCTACAGGGCCACAAGGGATGGCTGGCTTAAGTATGATGACCCAATTTCTAGGATTGAATACGAGATTATCCCGAAAGTTATTGACAATATCTCTGAATTTCTAGACAAGAAGGACAAAACGGTCACAATTGAAACTGCTAAGGGCACCATTTTCAAGCAGTTCCAGGATTCTAAAGGTATTAGTGACGGGAATCAGACAGTATTAGCGTTGAAGATCGAATCTGCCGAACCCAGCAAGGTTCAAGTCGTAACAGGGCATATCGTTGGCAAGCCAAAGATTGTAGAAATTACAGAAGTTCCAGAGGATTAAGATAATGCCCTACGATGAAGTAATGCATAAATTTAAGCATGGTGAGCTGCACTCTGGGTCCAAGAGTGGTCCCAAGGTTAAGAACCGTAAACAGGCCATAGCCATCATGATGTCAGAGAAACGAGAAGCTAAGGGTGGTAAGAAGGAATACGCCTCCAAAGCTGTAGAAGGACTTAAGAAGGCACACAAGTAATGGCTGACAAATATCCTGAAACACACCGGAGCGACGTAGCTCCAGGTAAGAACTCTTTCCCAGACAAGAAAAAGGGTGAGTCGTTTGATGAGGCTATGAATGCCCCAAATGACCCTAAAAAGCGTTATCCACCTACCTCGTTCAACGTTACAGATGACTACTGCGACGAGGACTACGATAACGACTAATGCCCGCTGATACCCAATCCCTTGAGCCGATTCTGAAGCAGGTTAATGATAAGCCAAGGTTACAGGCTCCTTACTCGAATGTTGTAGCCCCTACTGGGCAACCATTCACCAGACCGCCTGGAGGAGATAACAACTCCAAGAGGGCGCAAGGGATCTTAGCTCTTAAGGGGTTAATCGGCACAAAGTATGGCTAAATGGATTTCACTCCCGGCCGAGAAGCTGTTCCATCAGCCTGACCAGAGTGCCTTCTTAAACGCTCATAAGGAACGGTACTGCAAGAAGTGTAGTAAAGCTAAAAGACGTGAAATCTACTACTTGGCGCAGCCACCTACTGGCAATTGTCCAAAATGTGGTACCCTCGGGACTAGAAAGTTCGACCGCCTCACAATCATAGCCGGTAGACGTTGGGGCAAATCGTTAGTAGGATCAATCGCTGGAGCTGAAGAATCAAGTATAGCTAATACCATTGGCTGGGCTTGCGCTCCAACAAATCCAAAGCTTCATAGATACGTTATTCCGGCTTTCCAGAAACTCATCCCAAACTCATGGGTTGAGGATTGGAACTCCGAGTTCAAGGATTTACGCCTTAAGAATGGTTCACTAATCCACTTCCAGACCCTAGAAGATCCTGACCAAGGACGAGGCCAGGGACTTGATTGGCTCTGGATTGATGAGGTTTGCGAGCTGACAAAGGCACACTGGGATGTAATTCGTCCCTCGCTTGCTGGAGACACAGTAGCTTTTTTCACAACCTCTCCCCGCAGTTTCGATTGGGTCTATGAGGAGTTGTACAAACCAGCAGAAGATGATGTTCCTGGATATTGGGCTTGTCACGCAAAGACTTCTGAGAGTGCGAATCCAAGGATTACCCCAGAATTCCTAGCCCGTGAAAAGGCTCAGATGTCGGAGGTGATGTATCGCCAGGAATATGAAGCGGATTTCGTCATCTTTACCGGCGCGGTTTACGGCGGCTCTATTGAACCTCAAGTACTCCGTACGGATGACGATATCAGAGCGGTTATTGAGGAGTGGCCGCAGATTGCACCCTGGAGACAAATCCTTGTCGGCATCGATTCTGGGGCGGACCATCCATTCGGGGCGGTGAAATTAGTTTCAACCGATAAAGGCCTTGTTGTTGTTGGAGAGTATCTCGAACGCGACAAGATGTTCGTTCAGCACGCAAATTCAATCCGATTGCTTGCTCATAATCCTACTACACGGTATGCGATTAATAAGAACGAACGACAGCCAAGGATTGAGCTTGCCCAGCATGGATTGTTATGTCAGCCTGCTGAGAACGATATCGTAGCAGGGACTGAGCGAGTAAAATCGTGGTTGAATGCTAAACAGCTTTGGTTCGTCGAGAAGAATTGCCCACTAACGATCAAACAACTTAAGGCTTATCGTTGGGCAGAGAATACTTCGCCAAAAGATGGCCAGGCTAGGAAAGAAAAAGTCTACAAAGTCAACGATGAGTTACCAGATTGTTTGAGATATGCAGTAATGACCTGGCCAACTCTTCCAAAGCATGTTGAGGAAACTGAGAAACCAAGAGATATATCGGGACTTGATCTTGAGATACAAGCGTCGATTGTTAGGATGCGAAAGATTGATGGGAAGCCGGAGGAGCCGGATAGCGTAACTGGGGATTTTTGGAGTTAAAAGCGATATGGCAGATCTCGAAAACTATGGAATCAGTCCCGGATTACTAAGAAACGACAACATCGTTGACGTGTTTCAGGCTGCTGTGGACCGTATAGCCAAACGAGTCGAGCGGCGAAAGAGCCAGCAGTCGGTAGAATCCATTTGGGCAATGCATATCCAACATATCCGAGATGGAGAAATCTTTGATGGGCCATTCAATCCGGCAACAGATGGCCCGTATATCTCGACTAAACCGATTCGTCTGGTGATGGACAATAAGCCAATCACGGAAGCGGATTTGACATGGCGAGTGCAGCAAGCATTTGTCCGTTACTGTGACATCATTGATGTGAAGAAGTCAACCTTGCCCAAATTCAGTTCGAGACTCGGTGCGCTAAAGTTCAAACTTCGTAAACTCGTCATGAGGATCCTGTAATGTGGGTTCCAAGTGCAGTCGTTGAATGGTTTCATATCTCAAAGCAAACAGTTGATGCTCAGAGGGAAGAACTATCAGCCATCCGAGCTGAGAGGGATTCTCTCAAATTACAACTAGCATCTAGTCAGAATCATTTCGATTGGCTCCGAATAAGAGTTAATACTTTAGAAGTTGAGCGAGCACAACTTATTGAGAAAGCTTACGGTCTAAAGATTCCAGTCCCTGAGATTGTGCGTCAGCCAGTATTTCCAGCCAATCCGATTGAAAGTTTCTCCTTCGATGATATGGGCGACGAGGAAGCAAAGAAACTCGGACTACCAATTTACAATAACTAATGGCTTATCCTTCAGCTCCTAACACATTCGGCATGGCTCAGCCAGGACTTGCTCCAGGTGGAGTGAATCCACTACCTGACTATAGCCTTCAGGCTCCAATAATTCAGAATCCCTATGGGGATGAGCAGAAGCTTCTTGACATGTTCGACAAGCTGAAGCGTGAAGCAATGGAGTATCGCTGGATTTGGGAGCGCGAGTGGTTACGAGATCTCTACTACGTTGCAAATAGACAGTGGATCACGTTCCATCCAACTCGCAGGGAATGGGTAGATAAGCGGCTCCAGAAGTGGGTTCCAAGACCCGTTACGAATAAAATGGCTGAAACACTTCAGTCAATCAGAACGAATCTTGGTGCTATCAACTTATCAGTTAAAGCCCGTCCAATTGGAAACGATGCCCAGAGCGTTGCTGCAGCAGAAATTACAGACCAAATCTCTCCACTAATCCATACAGAACACGATATGGACCAAGTGATGAGAGAGGCTGATTTCTGGCTCATTACAACTGGGAATGCTTGTCTACAGATTAGCTGGAACAAGGACGTAAGATTTAATAAAGTATTTGTTCCACATGAACAGTGTTTAACTTGTGGAGCTGTCGTTCCACCAAAAGCTGTCGTTGATGCTGGACAGCATTGCCCACAATGTAGGGGAACATTTCTAGAAAAGGCTAAGGGACCTGATGGAAAGCCTATCGGAGAGTTCGTTGCATTTGGCAAGGGAAAAACTACTGCACTGTCTCCATTTGAATATGCTTTCCCGCCAAATATCACACGATTTGATGATCTTCCATATATCATCCGACTGCGTTGGCGTGATAAACACTATTACGAGGCAAACCATCCAGAGATAATCAGTCGAATCACATGGGAGAAATCCCCTGCTGATCGATCGATGCAGATCTTCAAGTCTCTTGCATTGACGAATGACGTCGGTACTGGGTCACAGTTCGCGTACCTTGGCGCTGCGGGTGCCCACACCGTCGAAGGTGCAACGGAGTACGAACTGTGGCTTCGTCCTACACCTGAATTTGAGAAGGGACTTGTCCTAAGAATCATTGGAGATAAGGGACCAATCCTTCTACAAGCTCCAGAGGAAGGTATTCCAGGCCCACTTCCATACACTGACATCGAAGGAAATCCACTATTTCCATTCGTTCACTCTCAGTATGAGCACATGGGTGGTAGATTGTATGGTAGATCTGCCTTATCACCTCTAATTCAGAAGCAAGATCAGCTCAATCAGCTCGACTCATTGATTCAGTTGAACGTTCAGAGGATGGCAAATCCTGTCTGGATCATACCAGAGAATGCAGGGATTGAAAATCTAACTGGTGAACCCGGTTTGATCGTGAAATGGAACGTCTTAGCGGCTGGTGGACAGGGTAAACCTGAAAGAATCCCTGGCCAAGATATCCCATCATCCCTATTTGCCTTCAGAGAACAGATCATCAAGGATATTGAGGAGCTTTCAGGGGCGTTTGACATCATCAAGGGTCAGAAACCAAGTGGTGTAGAGGCATTCTCAGCCCTACAGCTTCTTGTAGAACGCTCACAATCACGATTTACTAGCGTTTTCCAGTCTCGCGGTGAGATGTATCGAGATTGGTTCCAGGTTGCCCTCGAACTTGAGCGACAATTTGGCCCAGACCAGCGTGTTTGGGCTCAGATTGGTCCAAATAGGGGTTACACATTCCGTCATTTCGAGAATGCACAGCTACAAGGTCAGGTTTCTGTCCAAATTGAGGATGGAAGCAACATGCCAAAGACAGCTTTGGGCAAAAGAGCGGCAATTGAGCAAGCAAGTCAGTTACAATTGCTTGATCCTAGCGATCCAGACCAGAGATACGCATTACTTTCTAACTTTGGCTTGACAGATCTCGTTCCATCACTAAATTATCACGTCCAATCTGCAATGCAGATGCAGGATGCCTTCGAACGATGGGTTGAAGCTCCTCAGGGACCACCACCACTTGTTGTTAAACCCTGGATGGACCCACAGGTTCACTTTATCCAGCGAGTCAAGTGGTTGAACACCGATAAGATGCGTGAAATCATTGGGAAAATCCCAGAAGTTGAAATGCTAGTCACTCAAAACTTAACTGAGCTTCAAATGTTGATGGCCCCACCTCCACAGGTGGGTCCAGATGGTAAACCTGTCGAACAACCAGGAGCACATGCTCCAGGTGGTGGACAGGCAGCATCAAATTCGAATAGAAACTCAGGATCTCCAGTTTCAGGTCAGCCAAAGGGCACTGGCCAGTCCAGCGCTCAGAAAGTTGGGCCTGCTTAATGACTGATGCAACTTTAAATATTATTCTCACTGCTCTTCCTCCAACTATTGTTGCATTAGCAACTTTAGTAGTTAGTATTATCAATAGTATCAAAGCTAACAGAATTCATGTCTTGGTTAACAGCAACATGACTAAGGTTCAAGCCGATCTAACGATCGCAAACCAAAGGATTGAAGCACTACAAGCAGCGCTTTTAAAATAAATTCCTTCGCAACCTAAATCAGGTTTTATAACTCCGTCCTCTGCGTAGGAGAGGACAACTCTCGCGGAACTAACCGCGACACCAAAGGTAGAGTGCAGAATGTCAGACGTAAACGTGTCAGGAACGCCCGCCGAAGCGACACCATCGGCACCAGCGCCCGCTGCAGCGACACCAGCAGCACCCGCAGCCCCGGCAGTTGCTGCGATACCAACAACTGTCACACCGCAGGCACCAGCGACAGGTGCAGCCCCAGAAGGATGGGTTCCTTCGTATCGTATCCGTGAAACTCGTGAGGCTGCAATTCGGGAAGCAAACGAACGCTTCCAGACAGAACAGGCTCAGATTCGAGCAGAAGCGGATCACTATCGAAACCAACTTCAGCGGCTAGTCGGCGTTACTCCACCTCCAGATCCTCAGGTTTCGGCGGTTCGAGATCAGTTTGGTCAGCTCTATCCAGGGTTAGCTAAGCTTGAAGAGAGAGCCAATGATCTGATGGGCCTTATAGAACGTGCAGGAGATTTAGAGTCCCAGAACAGTCATTATTGGCAGAGTTATGGGCGACAGACAATGGATTCGCTGTTTAAACACGCTCAGGACACAGTTGGCACCCCGCTGACTGATGAAGCGAAACGTGTTCTACACAGTTCATTCGTTGGATTCGTTCAGAGTTCTCCAGAGTTGACTGCAAGGTACGCTAATGATCCCACAATCGTTGAGGATTTCTGGAAGGCGTTTTCGTCCAGCTTTATCGACCCTTCTCGTCGGGCAGCAACTGCTACCGTAGCAGGTCGGGCAGCACAGTCACTACCACAGGATACACCTAGTGGAGCACCTCGTGCAGCAGCAGGCCCACAACCTGCTAATCTTGATGAGAGAGCCGCTTCAGCTTGGGCATTATACCAACAGAACACTAACAAGGGGTAACCCTGTTAGAGCAAAATATAGTATAGGTCAAACATGGCTGGTGCAGATAAACAAGCTCTCGACGCCATCTTCAAGGAAGTCTTTGAGGAAGGCGTAGCCGAGGGCGTAAACAACAAAAACCCACTGCGGGACATGATCAAGACAGAGCGTGTTCCTTTCCGTGGGCGTGAGATCGTGCGAGCGGCGCATACTTCACGTAACGTCTCACCTATGTTCGTAGGTGAGGACTCAGCATTTGCCGATGCTGGGAACCAGGGTTACTCTCGGCTATTCGTGGATCAGCGCAAGCTGATGTCACGGCTGAGAATGACTTGGGAAGTCATGCAGGACTCTACTTCGAGTGAGGGCGCTTTCGTTAGTGCTCGTAAGTCGGAGATGCAGTACCTAATTGACGACATGGCGCGACGTGATGAGTTCGCTTTGAACTCAGACGGTCGTGGCGTTCTAGCAACGTTCACCTCGGCCTCTGGCGCGGTGGTTACTGTTGCCAATCCTGCGGGTATCACCAATACCAACTTCGGCAACCGATTCATTTCGGTTGGCATGTTCGTTGGTGCTGTGAACCCAGCAAACGGAACTTTGCGAACTTCGATTCGTAAGGTGCTTTCAGTTTCTTCAACTGGTGGAACGTTCACCGCTGATAGCTCAACCTTCACAGGTTGGACCGCAAACGACTACATCGTTCAGGTTGCAAACTCAACCGTCACCGACATTCTCGATTCTTCGTTCGAGCATGCTTGGTGGGGCTTGATGGCACTTGTTGACGATGGAACCTATCGTGCGAGCTACTTCGGTCTGGACCGAACTCAGGTTCCGGCTTATAGCTCATACGTAACGGCCTCCACTGGAGCGCTTTCAACCGACCTGATTCAGCGTGTCTCTGACATCGTTGACCAGAAGTTGAATGGTAAGGTAAGTAACATTATCTGCCATCACAGCACTCGGCGTCTAGTTATTCAGTTAACTGATGCTGATCGTCGGTATATGGGTGCTTCGCTTTCGCGGCCTGATCCCGCAACTGTGGCATTCAAGCAGGGTGACATTCCATTCGGTGATGTTCCTGTGCGAGCCCTTCGTGACTTCCCATTGGATGTCATGATGTTCCTCGATCTCGGCAATGCTGGCTTTAGGGAATATGTCTCTGAGCCTGGCAAGTGGGTAGACGAGGATGGTAGCGTGTTGTGGCGTGTTGGAACCGGAACTGCCGGTCGAGACGCGTTCGAAGCATGGTATCGTATGCGGAAACAGTACTTCCTAGAGTATCCGGCGTTCTGCGCCAGACTTGATGGAATCACTGGTCAGAGCCTCGTTGTGCAGAGAGCTGCTGGTTCATAATAATCAGTTTAGCATCGTAATCGCTCTGTTTGGGGTCATCAGATTAAACTGTTGGCCCCAGCAGTTTTCAAAGGACTCACATGGAATATCTCACTGTCGTAAATCGTACGTCAAAGAATCTATTCGTTACTTGGGATGGTAGGCGCACAGCCTTGGCTCCAGGCAAGAATCAGCTTCCAGCAATCGTTGCTGAGGCTGCAAAGAGGCAGAACCCGATTATGGGATCGGAAGATCCAGTAACTCTTAGTATGCGTTATCTTGTTGGAATCGAGGAACAAGAGGATGACTGCTCTCCAATTGAGCAGACAAATGCGGTTCAGCGAATCGACCGCTCGAAGATGACCAATGCTAGGCCAGTAGAAGTGGTTCCTGGTGATAATGGTATCTACAGCGTTCGGGACGTTGCAACAACTACGCTTCCTCTTGATGTGAGCTTCGATAAGTAATGAACAACTATATACCAGATACTAACAAATTCCATCTGGCTGGTCCGCCTAAGTGGTGGCTAGCTAAACTATGGGATTTCGATGACTCTCTGGTAGTTGTGCCATCACGTCAGGATTGTATATATCGTCTTGCTCAGCGGAGAAAGCTAAATCTGCCAGAAAATATTGTGAATGATGCACTGTTCAAACAGTCGGATTCGCAGATGCTGGCATCTTATAGTTTAGTCCCGGTGACTACCATTCTCGCTACAGCGAACTGGTCCAACCCATATCTTTTTGTGGAGTTAGCAAATCGTGCTCCCCACAGACTTGGTGGGGCTGACAAGGTGAATAAGGATCTTGATGACCAAGACTTGAAGAATGAATTCGATAAACGTATGAAAACGGACGAGCATTTATCCTACCTAGGCAAGGATGCTTGGAAGCTTTATAATAAAAAGATCGGGCTCAGGGGAACTTTCGACCTGGGCAGGTAATCCTGTTGCTACCTTTGACAACAGGTCGCTGATCTCAACCAGTGTAAATTGTTGGGACGCTTCCCTCAGTGTATGAGGGTTTAGGTAATTCAAATGGCTTTAGCTCTTGTGAATGCGAATCTTGTCCGGCAGAAGGCATACAACGCGGTGTATGGCACTGGTACGGGCACAACGACCAACACGGTCAGTCCATATCATTTCTATGCAATCAAATCGTTTTTCTTGTTCCTCGCTGCGAATAAGAATAACCCAGATCTGCAGTTTCTACCATATACTGCAGAGCAGGCAGTAACTAACTTAGGAACGTCCTTAGTTGGTGGAGCTTGCACATTGTATCTATGGTATGGTAAAGCACGTAGAACATCTGGAACGACTGCAAGTTTCCAGGCAATCCACGATGCGGCTGACAACTCGGCAACGACTACGACTGTTGATACAGCACTAGTCAAGTTGACTGGCAACCAGTTCATTTTCGTTCATCCAAACGGGGTGGCGATTGCAACTGACGTTGTTATCTCAGCAGCAACTGCTGTCGGTGGTGCAACTGAATCGTCTGCTGCTGATGCAACAGATGGCTTCATTATCGTTGGTGCGTAATATTCGGTAAACTCCGAGAGGGTGGCAGGGGCTACCCTCTCATTTTAAGGACACCCCTACATGGCAATTAGATTTATTGACAAAGAGTTTGGCGCTACGCCAACTACGGCAATCGCAAACGACGCGACTGGAACTTCTAAGATCCGTAATCTACCGGATGCTGCAGGCATCGCTTACGATAAAGTAGATAACACACTGAAGATTAACGCGAACGGGACTATCCGGGTCATCGGCGATAGTGCTGGTCTTGTGGATATCGCAGGCACGCAGAAAGTACTATTGAATTCTGCGGCTAAAACCATCGTTGATGGTGCAGCTACTGCATTGTTCTCAGTCCCAGTGGCTGCCTCGACAATGATTGGTGGGTCGGGCAATTTCCTTGTCCGAGCATCAGATGGAACCGATTTCCAGGTGATCGCTGGCATCTTCACATACTCCGCTGAAGCTAAGGCGACTGTTGTGGTTGGTGCTATCACATATGTGGCAGCAAACGAAGCAAAGTCGGTTTCTGCAGGCACCTTGACGCTTGCATTCACTGCCGACGTGTCTGTTGCCAACATTGTAACATATAAACTCCAACCAACCGGCTCATTAACGGAAACTACTCCATATACGGTGGAATACACACTGTATCCAATCCGTGGTATTGCAACGATTCTCTAATGGAATGGGGGAGTAATCCCCCTTCCTTTTCTTAAGGAATAACAATGGGTGATCGCCACCAAAACCAACCAGTCCCTTCGCCACAGCCGTCTGCTGGTGTCAGTAGTGGCACACCTGATGGAATTATTTTTGCCTCAGCCGCAAGAATTCAGGCAACCTATACATCGGATGAAATCTATAATCCGAATTGTAAAGGAATTCGGCTATACTTCTCCAGCGCTGATGCCGGTGCTGGAACTGCGACTGTGCAAGTCCAGGTTCGTGACCCTAACTCTGACAACTGGGTCAACATTCTAACAGGCGTCAGCCCTGCTTGGACAGGCAACCAATCAAGAACGCTTACTATTTACCCAGGATTACCGGCAGTAGCAGGTATCGCTACTACAAACACTACAGCTAACGATTTCGTCAGCACTTCATGGCGAATCACAGTTGTTGTTGGCACGGCTACGCTAACCTTCTCAATCGGCGCAGAACATTTGCTATAATGCGGCTTCATGAAGATGCCACCGGGGTATTAGCTTCAGAGGATGATCAACTCGTGCTGCATCTGTCGGAACCGCATTTCACCCGCTGGCAACGTCTCAAACGATATTTCAGATTAATCCTAGCAGTTATCAGTGACTGGTTCTAATGTCATACGTTTCTGGACGCTTATTCACTGGGCAACTCACTGGGATCACAACTTCAGCAGTTCAGTTGCATCCAACTCAAGCTTGTCGTGAGGTCATGATCCAGAGTGACACGACAAATGCTGGGAATCTCATTGTAGGGACTGTTATCAACCAGTTCATTGTTCTTACCCCAGGACAAGCAATCACCTTACCAATCATTTCATTAAACCTGATTTATGTTCGCATGAGTGCCGGAACTGGCATAGCGAACTGGTTAGCAAGAGATTAAATGGGCGATATTATCTTAAGTGGTGCAGGCGGCTCCTCCAGTGGTGGAGGTGGCCCTATCCAGGATGGGGTTAATCCGACCATTGAAGCGACGGTCTTTGACTTAACTGATAGTAATCCGCTTGCAGTCCAGATTGTTGATGCCAATGGCGATGCAATCACATCGTTCGGTGGTGGCACACAGTATGCCGAGGACACACCTTCCACAGCCGGTGAGATCGTCACTATGGCAGGGGTTATTAGGCAAGATGTCCCAGCCACACTTGTCAACACTGACTTAGACCGTACCGAACTCACTGTCGATAACAAGAATCGTCTCTGGGTCAATGGTTCGGATGTCACACAGCCTATTAGTGCCGCTTCTCTACCCTTGCCAATAGGAGCTGCTACATCGGCTCTACAGACTCAACCAGGTGTAGACATTGGTGATGTCACAGTCAACAATGGCGCGGGCGCTGCGGCTGTAAATATCCAGGATGGCGGTAACTCGATTACAGTTGATGGTGCTGTTACTGCAAATGCTGGAACGAATCTTAACACATCTGCATTGGCTCTTTCAGCAACACAAATAGACGGCACACAGAAATCTATCGTTCGTGGTGGAGCAAAAGGTGCCACAACAGCCGCTGATATAACTTCGACAAATCAGAGTGCAGATCGGCAAGCGCTAGATGTTCAAATTCGTACTTCCACCGGCGCTGTTGTAGATACATTTGGTGGTGGAACCCAATACACCGAAGATGTGCCTGCTGCAGCCGACCCAACTGGCACGATGCCGGTCATGGTTAGAGCTGATACCCCGGCTTTAGTTACATCGACGGATGGCGACAATATTGCTCAGCGAGCCACTAATTACGGTGCAGCATACGTCCAGCTTGTCACATCGGCTGGTGCATTCATCAATTCGTTTGGGGGAAGTACGCCTCCATCAACTGTCACAGCAACCCAAGTGAATCCCGCATGGCGTCAGTCGATCACATTACTTGCAGCGAATGCATCGCGTAAAGAGGGTATGTTAGTTAATCAGACCGATGCTCCTTTTTATCTAATGGAAGGTCTTGCCGCATCAGATATTACATATGTGGCCGTGATACCGCCGCGAGCAAGATATACATTTGATTCAACAGTAGTCATGAACGGTTGGTGGAATATTAATCCGACATCTGGAACAGTCACAGCCGTGGAGCGTACGTAATGAGCGTCGAAGTAGACCCTCTAACAAGTGCGGATGGGACACCAATCACTATTGTCCCGACAAAACATGGCGGGGCAGCTAAGACTCATGATGATACTGTTATCGAACTACTGACAGACATGCATCAAACGCTGTCGAAGATTTTAACATTACTCGAACTAGAGTTCGAATTTCAATCAGAGGACCTTTGGAATGGCGAAAATTAATATTTTAGCGTATATTCGCGGACTTACCGCACCGAACTGGCCGGAAGGACCGGATAGTCCTATTGTCGCCAATACCAGGGGTGAGGTGTGTGTTGTGCAGGCCCTGCCGCCTGCTGCAGAACTAGTAAGACTTGGTAATAGCTATTTTTCGGTTGGAACAGGAGTGGCTCCTGTGACCGTATTGCCAACCACAACGGCTCATTTCTCCTTATGGAATGGTGAGAATCCAGGCGGCAAAAGTTATATCATAGACGCAGTTGGAACGTCAATCACAACGTCTGCTGGTGCCGCAATTAACTTAGGCCTTGCTGCTCAGTTGAACGTAACGAACCCGATTGCGAATCCTGCTGGTGCATTGGCGATTAAGTCACTCTCCGGTAGGGCGTTCTATGGCGGTAAAGGGCAGACCCGAGCATCAACCGCAGTTACAAACGATTCCGCATGGCATCAAGTGGGAACTGAGATTGTATGTGCTAATACAGCAAACTTGACACTAAACATTGAGTTCCAAGTCTACGGTCGCTATATCGTTCCGCCACAGGGCATGTTCTCACTTGCTTCGCTTGCAAACGCGGCAGGCACCGCTGTCTGCACACCAATCATCTTCTGGCACGAAGTTCAGCTTGTTCTTGGATAATATGTGCGTAATGGGAGAGCACGAGGATTCGTTCGGAATGTTGCGACATTATTCAGTAGAGATACTGGACAAGGTTCCCCACAGACGAATAATCGAGGAGAGTTGTGTGTTGTTCAAGCGTTACCACCAATAGCAGAGCTAAATAGACTTAGATCTTCATGGACTGTAGTTGGAACTAACGTCTCAAATGGGTTTCGTACCGTTGTTCCAATAGCTACCAGTGTTTTATTTGTAAAGCTATGGAACTTAGAGAAGCCAGGTGGGAAATCATACATAATAGATTCTGTAAGCGTGCGCTTAACAACAGCACCAACAACACCAGTTTCGTTGGTTATGGGGATATGGGGGGCATTAAGAGATGATATTAGAGACGGTGGTCTTGGCATTAAACCTGGTGATGTACTATTACCCATTAAATCATTATCCGGGAAAATTAATTATGGTGGATTAGCAGTAGCAGAAACTAATGGAAATTTTGGGAATTTCTCTACTACTGATTGGCATTTAATTGGAAGAACGTTGATATCAGCAAATACAGCAGATTTAACTTTGCACAAAGAAGTTCCGCTTGAGGGGCGATATATTGTTCGTCCTGGTGGTCTTTTTGGAATCGTTGGTTCAAATAATGCCGCCATACCTGGATCTAATGGGGTAGGTCAAGTCTGGTGGCACGAAGTTCAGCTTCCTTTAGGAACCTAAATGGCATGGTCAACAGCAGGACTTATAACTAATCCCACGAATGGCCAGATTGTAGCAGATACTGGTGCTCTACCGGCAATTCCGTTCGTTCCAACCTTTTGGTGTTATTCAACGGTCGCTTGTCAGTTAACACTCCATCATAGAAATGCTACCAATTCTGCGGATCTTCATACTCAACAAGTCGCACTCTCAACCGAAAATAGTAACTTTCAAACATTTGGAATACCGACTCAAATAACACTTGGTGTTAATGAGCGTATTACACTGACGGTCGATATCGGATTTGTTGGACAGATTCAATGCAGCATCTTCACAACATAATAGGCATCCCCACTAACTTAACTACAACATAATGGCAACACTTCTCTCTGATATTGAAACACTCGTACGATTCCGATTGATGGAATCGGCTGCACTATCAACTCCTGGGGCGATCACAGTATCGCCTCAAGGAACTCCTGGTGCGGCTACGTGGACATACAAACTTGTAGCACTTAATGCTAATGGTTCGACTGAAGCGGGGGCAGCGGGTTCAACAACTACTGGAAATGCAACTCTAACTGGAGTTAACTTCAATCGTCTAACTTGGACAGCAGTTACTGGGGCTATTGGATATTGGATCTATAGAACTGTATCAGGTGGAACACCAGCTACTATCGGTCGTATCGCAACCGTTGGCGCAGTCACCACATTCGACGATACAGGATTCACAGGGGATACCACAACTGCTCCAACCGTTAATACATCTGGACTTGATTCACCATTCTGGTCATCTGCTGAACTGATTGGACATATCAATACTGGTATTAGAGATCTTTGGCGGGACATCACAGATTTAAAGGGTGAACATTTCTTCACTGTTGACCCAATAAATGTCACACTTGCAGCAAACACTGGAACACTAACTGGCCTCCCAACTGATATCCATAAGGTTCATCTAATTGAACCTGTTAATGGTGGAGAGAACCAAAGTAATGCTGGGTTGAAGTTTACTCCAAGGGATTATAATCATCCCTACACTCAGGCAGCTAGGACAATGGCTGCAATTGATCCATCCAACGCAGTTTTATATTACTCAATATCAGGTGGTGGTGGACCAGTAGGAGCACCAGTAATTTACATTGCTCCAAAGGTGACAGCAGCAGTGGCGATTTCATTCGCTTACGTGCCAACCCTTGCAGCCCTAACTTCGGCCTCAAATAACCCCATTCCAGGTGAATCCGACAATGCGGTTGTAGCCTGGGCTGTAGCATTTGCTAGAGCTAAGGAACGAGAAGATAGATCACCTGACCCAGGTTGGCTAGCAATCTACGCAACCGAGAAGCAACACCTTCTACAATCTCTTGGCCTAAGAGAAGATCAAGAGCCTTCGTACGTTGACGCAGTATGGGAAGATTATTGGGGGTAACATGTTGAATGACCCGAATTATGAGAAGCCAGAAGCTGACCCAGCAATGGTTGGGCAGTTACTCGCGGCAATAAGTTCTGCGGTCGAGCAAACATGTATTCCTGATGTTACAACTACAGCAGATATTCTCTCGGCATTGTTTACTACTCTTGATCAAGTGTTGAAGATGGCAGTAAAGGATGCAACTCCTGAAGATGCAGCCCACAATGCTAAGGAAATTAGTCGAATCTTGATGGATTTCATGGTCGAATATGGTACTGTAGTGAAGCACTAATGTCTCAGTATACTTGGTATATCGTTTTTTGGGTTAGCATGGGAATAATTGCTCTTACACCAATCTATATACTGCTCTACCTAATTCTGCAAAAATCTTAATGGCTGATAGCAAACTAAATGTTTTCAACCTTGGCTCTCAAGGCGTCAATGTGGATAAATCTCCGTTGCATCTTGAAGACGGGGAACTTGTGTCTGCTCAGAATGCTAGTAGAGATCAGCACGGGTATGATGGGGCTCTCAGGAAGCGGAACGGTCTAACAAAACATAACACTGTTGCAGCGAACGGTTCAATTCTAGGGTTTGCGAACGCGATACTCGGTCCAGGACCAGGCTCTGGGACTGATGATGCTACCGTGTACTACCTTTCGAATGCTGCGGGTTCGTGGTTCAAGTCAACGAATAGCTTCAGTACATCAGCGACTATTACAACATTAGCGGCAGTCGATGCAGGTGTTGGCAGCGTGATGCTGAACGGAAGATTATATTACGCATCAGGAACAGGGATTCGAGTGTTCGATGGCGTGCAGGACGCTCTGTTCTCAGACATCGACGCTACGTTCATGATCTGGCTCAGTGTGGCCAAGGGAACACTATACGCTTCAGTTCAGATTGGCACAGACGGTTTTGTCTATGCAGTAAACTCGGTTGGACAGCTTACACAGATTGGAGCCGCGCTGCCATCTAGTTATATTCCACACCAACTCCTGCTGCATCAGAATGATTTGTTCGCAACATGTACGAAGAGTGGCAGTGCATCTACAATATATCGGATTCGCCTTGATACCGCGACTACAACAACTGCATGGACCTTGGATTACACAGGTGGAGTTGATTACAGTTTAGATGGATTAGCCTCGTTAAATGGTCTGCTGTACATGGCAGAGAATACCCCATCAGTAACAGCCAGCAAAGTTTACCAGAGATCGACTGCAGGTGTATATAGTGCTGTAGATACAGGTGGAGCAAGCTCTGGTGCAGACTCAATAATTTTTTATCAGGGTAAGCTGTATGTACACTGGGACCACATGACAGGCACGGATTCCGGTATCAGACGATCGTCAGATGGGACTACGTGGGCGACAGTCCTGACGTATACACCAACGGCAGTAGGTGGTCTTGGTCTTTTGTATGCTACGAATAGTAAGATATTTGCTATTGGGTATGCTCAGACGAAGAGTCACTATAGCGCTGATGGCTCCTCGTGGACGTCGTTTACGACGGCATCCGCTAACGAATCGTCATTCGGCTTCTTCAAGGCATCGGGGTCCGGATCGTCATTTGGAGCCACATCGTCGTTCATTGTTCTGCAGGGGGATAATGAACTCCAGCTACTGAATCAAGCAGGGACACTGAACGATCTGTTCATCCCTGATGGCATCACACTGGATAATTCTCGACCGCCTAGATTCGCGATCTACGACAAGTTCGTGGTTGTCGTGAATACGCCTAGTCGTCCCCTGTTAATCGATGCTGATGGAATCGTATATCCTCTAAGCTTGCTGCCTCCAGTTCGCTCAATCGTTATCGATGATGATGGCGGTGCTGGGGGGCTCACAGGAAACTATAAAGCCCTACAGACGTTTGTGGTCCGCGATTATACTGGGAATATCATTACAGAGTCCGACTATAGCCCATTGATGGAGACCGCATTCGCAGCATCAGCGGATACCCTGAATGCCGAGTCTCTGAACATATCGCCGGATGATGATAGCGTAACCGGAAGCAATATTTATCGTACCACAACAGATGGTGATACTTACTTCTCCTGGATTGAGGTAGATGGAAATGTCTTGACTAGCTCCGTCTCTGACGACACGCCTGATGCCGCGCTAGAGATCCTGGCGGCTCCCACACTTGGGACAGCCCCGAATCTCTCGCTTGTGGCATCGTGGCGCGAACGAATTTGGGGAGTCGATAGAGCTGATGTAGACTTCGCACGATATAGCGAAGCTGGAGTCATCTATGCATGGCCGAACACGAACAGTATTCTAATCGGTAGGAAAGGTCAGGATACACGCGGTATAACAGCATTCCTAGCCCGAAGAGATGCTCTCGGTATTGGTCGTAGAGATAGTCTACACCAGGTCACAGGTACTAGCAATCAAGACTTCAGGAACGTTGTTCTCAGTGAGACGGTTGGTGTCGAGTCACAGGAAACAGTAATCATCTGGAACGATACAGCATACTTCCTAGCGAAGACTGGGGTCTATAAGTGGAATTCTGAGGGTATCAAATCCCTTAGCGACAACAAGGTCCGATCGTGGTTCAATACGGATACTTACTTCAATCGAGATCGGTTCTCGTTTGCCTTCGCAACTGTGGACCCAATCCAGAATACATACCGATTGTTTCTTGCATCGGCAGGGTCTAGCGTTGAGGACCGTTGGGTTGAATACAACATCGGGACAGACACTTGGTGGGGACCGCACAAGACGGGGGAATTTTCACCTATTAGTGCAGGATTCGGCACTAGTTCTAGTGATCGATATATCCCACTAATTGGTAGCACAAACGGGTTCCTCTGGAAAGATCAAACAACTCGCACCGATGGAACATCGACAGCAATAGATTTCGACATCACAACTATGCGACATTCTGGTGATACTCCAGATATCGACAAGTATTGGGGTCAGCCAACATTCTTTGGGATTGCTCAAGCGGCTGGGACACTCCAGATTACTCCAAGTACGGGTGAGTTGAACGCCGCAATGGATACCCCATTATCCTATAGATTGACACTAGCAAGACAGCGACTCCGCAGGATTGGAGTCGGCAAACACTTACAACTCCGTCTACGTGAAAACACCGCTGGACAGGACGTCATTTTAACTGGGTATGAAATCGAATACTTTGAGGTAGGAAGAAGATAATTATGGCATTTGGTAATCCATTTGGTGGCAGTAACTCATCTAGGACACCGTATTCTGCGTACGCTCCGAGGCCAACGTATGGTGGGTTTGGAGGAGCAGGGGCACCTACTCCATTCACCGAGACGGCAATTGGCACTCAGGTTGGGAACGAGTTATATAATCCTGAGACAGGTAGGACACAACGAACCGGTGCCCAGAAGGGTCGCAATGCTGGCGAAGCACTAAAAGCCTTACAGGAAGCTTCTGGCCTGAACCTTCTTGGGTCTAGCTCGTCTTCTGGCAGTGGGTATGGAACCGGTTATCCAGGTGGAGCGTCGATTCCCCGTGTTGCATTACCTGATAATTCTGAAGCCCAGGCAGCCGTATTTGCTCGTGCCAAGGATAAAGCTGGTCAAAATTCGCGGGCTGCACTTACATCGCTACGTGGAGCGCTCGCTGGACGCGGCATGCTTGGGTCAGGCATCGAAGGCGGTGAGACTGCACGGATCGTTGGTCAAGCTGCGGGCGGTCTTGGGGACGTCAGTCGTGAACAGGCCATCCAAGAAGCGAACCGACAGAATCGCTTCGCCGAAATTGGTTACCAGGGTGATATTACCCAGCGTGGTCAGGATTTATCTCTTGAACAACAGCGTAGGGCTCTTGAAGCTCAGCGACAGGCTGCAGCTCAAGAAGGTTTACTAGGCGTTATTAACTCTTCACAGTTGTTATACTAATGGGATTCGGATACGCACCAACGCATCGGGTTGCGGCAGCTCCTGGAACAACTCCCTGGCAGTTGTCAGATGAAGAGGATATAGCTCCAGGCTATCTACAAGGACGATCACCAGAACCAGTTGCACCCGCACCAACATCTGGATTATCCAGATCTATGCCAGCTTTCGATATGGGTGGTGGGATGGGTGGAGGAATGCAAATGCCTCCAATGCCAACTGAACCTACCCAATCTTCAACTCAGGCTATGGAAGGATTGCAGGCAGCAACTCCAGATCAGACCCCTGTGGCTGGATTTGAACTATCGGCACCTAATAGTTTGCGCCAAGGGTTGGGCAATAGGCGTCCACCTGATGGTATAAGTGGATTAAAAGTTCTAACATACTAATGGCACCAAGACCTCAACCTTATCGTTTATCCTGGCCGCTAACGCCAGAACAGTTTGAGAGCATCGATGAGATGTTCCAGCTCCTCTTCGACGATATCGGGAACGATGCCATTTTCCCCACCACCACCGAGGGCGATACGATGTATCGCGATGATGAACGGGTGGTGCGGTTGCCGATTGGGGCGGCGAACACGGTGCTGCGTACGGATGGCGTGGTGCCTGAGTGGGATAAAGTGGGCCTCACGACCGATGTTACGGGTACCCTGCCCACCGCCAATGGGGGTACGAACAACACCGGAACACCCACAGCGGGCGGGGTGGCCTACGGGACGGGTACCGCTATTACGGTGTCGGTGGCGGGGACGACCGGGCAGGCCTTACTCTCGGGAGGCGCCGGAGCCCCCACATGGGGCTCGGCCGGACAAACGCAGGCGCAAATTATGACCCGCGTAGTACTGGGTATCTAATGATTATTCTCGACTCCACCACCAAGTCTCTCGAAGTCAAGCTGGCGGGGGCCATTACCACCAACCAACTCGATGTGACCTGCCATGCGACGGATTTGCTGGACACAGACCAGTCCGTGTCGGATGTCGTCAATACAGATATTGTCACGAATGGTACGACGGCTGTGACGATCATGGCGGCTCCAGCCGCCAGCCATACGCGAGTGGTGAAAACCATCTCCGTCTACAACAATGATACCGTCTCGGCCGATGTGACCGTGCGGAAGAATGATAACGGCACGTTCTATATCATCACGAAGGTGACGCTGGCCACCGGCGAAACGCTCATCTACTCGTCAGAGGACTAATGGGCTTCAAGGTTCTAACCACCGCAGGCGCGATCAAGGAGGGGAGTACGCCCTCTGTGGATCTCGCCACAGCGACGGGCACACTCACGGTGTCTCATGGCGGGACTGGGCGCACCTCTGATACGGCCTATGCGGTTATCTGCGGAGGGACAACAACCACAGATGCTCAGCAGTCAATTGCTGGTGTCGGCTCGGCTGGCGAAGTACTCACGAGTAACGGTGCTGGGGCTTTGCCCACGTTCCAGGCCGCGAGTTCGGCATCTACGATTGTAGTGGTGAAAGCTTCGGCCGATACCGCCACAACTGATGCGGCGCTCAGTGATGATTCAGAGCTGTTCTTTACGGTGGGGGCCGGTGAGACGTGGGTGGTTGATATGTGGCTCATCTACGATGCGGGCACCACGGGCGATATCCAGTGGGGCTGGACGCTGCCGAGTGGGTCGGGTATTCATGGTGGACTCCGCAATCCAACCGCCAATACCACGACACCGAACACCCTTCACTTCAATGGAACGACCATTGGCTCGGCGGTCAATGCGGGCGGGCTCGGTGCGGCGGTCGTGGCTATTGCGAAGATTTATGCCTCGTTTGTTGTGGGCGGCTCGGGTGGGACGGTCCACTGGCAGTTTGCACAGAATACCAGCAATGGCACGACCACGACGGTGCAGGCGGGGTCCTTCTTGGTTGCGATGAAAAAGACGTAATGGCCTTCTCTGTTATCGACACACAAGGGCGCCTCAAAATTGTGGGCGATGTGGATACTACGGGTACGCCCGCAAACGACCAGATTGCCGTCTTTACGGATGTCAATACGCTTGAGGGGAGTTCGGCGTTTACCTACGATGGAACGACGCTGGCCATTCCAGGGCAAATCAAATTCCCCGCCACGCAGGTGGCATCGGCCAATGCCAATACGCTCGATGATTATGAAGAGGGTAGCTGGACCCCGACTATTGGGGGAAGCGGTGGACAATCGGGGCAAGCCTACACCACCCAAACCGGGTTGTATGTCAAAATAGGATCACAAGTCACTGTCTGGTTTGTGGTGACGTTGTCCACATTAGGCACGATTACTGGAAATGTTCAGGTGAAGGGCCTTCCATTTACAGTGAATGCCTCGGTAGGGGCTATTAATTTAATTGAGTATGTTGCCCTCACCACCACGTGGGTGAGTGTCATTGGGCAAACCTCCACCAGCACAACCGTCGTAGATATTCGCGGCGCCACTGCCGCAGCGACCACGAATGCCACAGCTCTTGTCCAGGCAGACCTGAGCAACACGACGTTGCTCGTGGGAGCGATTTCTTACCAAGTATAATATGGCCTTAACAGAACAAACCAAGTTTTTCGTTGGCGTGTTGGATGATGGGCAAATCGAACTCCGCAAAACTCGTGTCATTCTCGACGGCACGGACGTCGTTGGAGAAAAACATCATCGTCAAGTTCTTGAACCGGGACAGGATGTCCAGTTGTTCCCGCTCAAGATACGGGATATTTGTGCCGTTGTGTGGACGCCTGAGGTAATTGCTGATTTTGAGCGTAAACGCGCGGCCCAAAGGTCTTTGGAACCGTAATCGGGCTATAATAGACTAGCGAGCAATATCTATGCCAACCATCTACACAGGCGGATTCGGTTCTCCCGTGCAACCCAAAGCACCGGGCGCAGATGGAATGGATTGCAGTAGACACGGCTAACCGAGCGATGTATTTCATCTTCAGCTATCAGGTCATCTAATGAAACAGAAACCATATGAGTATGGCAGGTCCCCCAATCCCAAGAACTGGCATGAAGCTGCTGATGCAATTAGATCCATTAGTAAATCAAAGTCAGCTCGTAAAACCAATCCAATTGAAGATAAACTCAACACTATTGAACAGCTTCTGAAGGACCACAAGTAATGCCATTCGATAATCAAGCTATGCAGGGACTTGGAATGTGGCCTGCTCTTATGTATCAATCACAGGTAGCGGATCGTAAGATTCCTGCAATTGAACAGACATGGGGACCATATTTAGATGTCTTATCAGGAGCGGACAAGGTTCGTGGTGGGCCTAGTGCTGCGGGTAGTAATCAAATTCGTGGGGAATCTATGCAACCTTTGCAGACTGGGCAGCTTATGTCTGCTACACCACAATCAGCTACTCCACAGTCTCAAACACCTTTGGCTGGTCTTCAACAAGCATTCAAGCCTAGAATGATTAAGGGTGCTCAGGACATTGAAGCAGATAACTACTACAAACAGAAGTATCCAGGAGTTGGTTAATGCCACAGAATTTTCGTAGCCCTTTACGCGGTTTAACAACGGCATATCAAGGTCCTAGCGCTGCTCCTGGTATCCCAAACGCTGCTGAAGCGGCTGGCACCCTTCAGAGTGGTCCTGGCACTGCGAATGAGGCCATTAAATTATACAGACTACGCCAGGAAGCAGTGAGTCGTGAACAGGGACAGTCTAATCCTAATCAGGCAGTTCTAGGATTGCTTAACAAGGACATTGCTGAAGATCCCTACACTGGTCAAGCTGCTATGGCACAGGGTGCAGAGAATGAGAATCAGTATCAGTCTGCTGTTTCAGCAGGATTCAGGGGAACTGACCCTGTAGCTGAAGCAAATGAATACACCCGCAAGCAGGCCGAGTCTAAGATTAATGCTCCTGTTGAGGCTGCAAGGATTGCAGGACAGTTTGATGTTCAGCAGCAGGAGGAAGCATCAAGAGGTGCTGCGAATGTTGCTAATATTAACCAATCTGGCATCGCAGCCAGAAATCAAGCATTCTCCGACCTTATTCAGGGTGGAGGAATGAGTAATCTAAGTAGCTTTAATCCACAATCAGGTGCTATGGGCTTCAGAGCCCCTCAGCAGAGGCCAGCAGGCGTCGATCAGGATGTAACCATTGCTAAACAGAACCTTGCAAAGGCGAGATCTGGTGCATTCGGTGGTGGAAACGCAGCTACAATTGCTGAGGCCCAATTGAGATCAGCAGCAGAGTCCGCTCTAGCAAGGTTCAATTTATCTCCAGAAGATAAACAGGAAGTCCTTACAGCTCTAGTTGATCCTAGATACAAAGGTAAACGGCTAGAAGAAGCCTTTGACATGTCTCAGATGTCACCACAGGAACAGCAGGAATTGAGTAACTTCTATACTCTCATTGGTGGATTTTAATGCCGATTAGACGACTGAATCTCCCAGATCTACCACCAGAACCATCTCTATGGGATCGGATTGGTAAGCTTCCAGGAGTGATTGGTAGCGGAATTCGTGCAATCTCAGGCGTTGCCTCCGCTCCAGGTGGGGTATATGGAGCACTAGTATCTGGTGCTGGTGAAGCCGCTGCGGAGATTGCTGAAGGCTCAGCTTTCAAGCCAACTCAGCTTGATCCTAATTCAACATTAGGAAAAGTGCAGTCGATTTTTGATGTTGATACCAATGATGCTCCTTGGCAAGCTAAGCTGAAGGGGTTTGCTGCTGGTGCAATGACTCCAATTGGTAGGATTGCAACAGAGGCTGGAATTGGTGCTGTTCCATTTGGTTCAGTGCTGAAGGAAGGTCGGCCAATCGCTTCGGCAGCTAGAGGTGCCTTATACTCTGGTGTTGGTGAGGCTGGTAGGGAGTTTGCAAGGGGTGAGGATATAAGCCCTAGTGCAGTTGCGACTAGCGCTGGAATTGGTGGAGCAATTACAGGTGGTTTGGCCAAGATCCTTGGTAAGCGTCCAGCGGCACCATCGACGGAATATGTTGTTGAACCAACCAGCCGTAAGGAACGAATCCGACAACCGAAGATTAAATCTACAGCAACTGAGCCTCTTACTACTCAAGAGCCAACAAGTCTAGATCAGTTTCAGCAGTTCATGGGTCGTAGACGGCAAAGCTCAGAAATTCCATACAGTTATGAGTATGCTGGTGGTCCGGCTGCGAAATCTGCCCAGCGTGATCTAATTGCTACAACTCGTGAAGAGATACGCGATCAGAAGAATCTTGCTGCTGTTGAGAAATGGGCAGCTAAGAATAAGCTTGAGGCTGATAAGCTTGCTAGGATTGAAGGGGAACGGGCGGCTGCGGGTGTTGAACCACAGCCACCAACCTTTAGAACCTCCGTCTCCGCTCCAGGTGAGGGTGGGGCTAGAGAAAGTATGTCGATTGGTTATAAGGCCCCAGAGGAAGAGGGTGAAGAAATTGGCGGCGAATTAGGCCGTGTCCTTGGTGTGCCTTCAAAAGGTAAGATTGTTCGTAGGGAACCTATTAAGATTCCTGATGACTGGTCACCGCCATATGGCACTGCCGCCCCATCAGTTCCACCATCTACACCTCCAGTTGTGTCTCCTATGCCCACAAATACGCGCGGCATTAAATTGAGTCCTACTGAGGCTATTAGAAATGCAGATGAGATGGAGGCACTACAGACATATCTTCCGGTGCCTGAATCTCCTATTGTCCATGGTATAGAGTCTCCAGTGGCCGAACTTCGGCGTACGGTTAATGATAATATATTGGCAGATAGGGAACCATCAACTTCTGCAATCAGTCTAAAGGCTATTGCAGACAAAGGTGCACCAGCTCCACCAAAGACTCCAAATACTCCTCTAGAAAAAGTCCTGACCCCAAATCAGCAGGCACGTCAAGAATCCTATGCTGCTCTAGAAGCTAAGTTGAAGGGTGAGACTGCTCCTCAGGTTGGGCCAGAAGTTCCTCCTGTTGCTCCACCAGTAGAGCCAACTGAAGTCGCAAAAGCAATGGAAGGGTCAGTAGCTCCTACAATCCCACGAGAAACTAGTCTAGAACGCTGGATGCGAAATCCTGGGGCATTAGGAGCACCAAAGGGTCCAATTACACCCGATGAACTTACAAAACTACAGACTACCAATGTAAACCCTACTACAATTGCTGATAAAGTTGTAGCAGCTAGGGCTAAGTATCCAGATGAAGTTAATGCAGTTCTAGATGATCTCGCTGCGAAGCGGGATGCTGGAACTCTGGCTAAAAGTGGTCCTGGCTCTGCTGAGGCTCAGATGGCAGAGATTAGGGATTTCTTCACTCCTGGCAAGATGCGTGAATCTTGGAAGGGTGCTCCCATTGAGGGTCCAGTAGCTCCACCAATTGAACCAACAATTCCTGGCAAAGGTGGAGTAGCAACTCTACCACCTGAACCATCATCAACAGGTGGATTATCCCAAACTGCTAAGGCTCGTGAAGCAGCTCTAGCCAAGCGGAAGGCTAATCAATCACCTCCACTTCCCGAAGGTGCTACACCTCCAAAAGTTGGCAAGAAACATGAAGCACTGTTTGAGAAGTTAAAAGGTAATAAGGGTGAAATTGACCCTACTTTGCTTGCAAAACTAGGTCTAGGGCTTGGTGGTGCAGCAGTTGGCGCAGCCGTTGACCCATTTGACAATCGTCTTGAAAGTGCTGTAGCTGGTGGAGTGGCTGGTATTGGTATTGCCTCCATGCCACAAATTCTCCATAGTCTAGGTGCAGCTCCAGAGGCTTTACATAATCTCGCTGAGAGAATTCAGGCTCCTGGTGGTATCCGTGAGGCGGCAGAAAAGATTGTACAAACTCTACCACAGCTACAACGATTCAACTATCTTACCAGTGGTGTAGGTTTGCCCGCAAACGCTCTGGCTGGTCCTTATGGTTCTGGAGTGATGGGTGCAGTAGAACATATCCTATCAGGTGATCCACGCGGTGCAGAGGCAATGAAGCTTCTAAGACCTGATAACTGGTTCCGTGAGTATAGAACATCATTCGAAGAAGCGCGGCAGCTTATTGGTCGTGCTGAAGGCGTTGCCTATGATGAAGCTGCAAGCAAAGGTGAAAAGTTACTCGCTGCTCCCGGTGTAGCAATGACCGCAGGGGACGTAGCAACTAGGCGTTTACTTGAACAAGCAGGGTTCTCTTCAGAGGAAGCTCGTCGCATCACATTGACTAGTGAGCCTGAGCTTACAGGTTTCAAAAAACTAGCTAATCTTACAAAGGGTAGCCCACTACTTCAGATGCTAGCGCCCTTCACCAGAACTCCAAGCAATATCGGAGAACAGGGATTGCAGAGGATGCCTGGAATTGGATTCCTAATACAGGCTCAGCGTGAGAATCCTGATCCAATTCGACAGCAGATAATCCAACAACTTATATCCACTGGAGTTGGAGTAGGTAGTGGTGTCCTTGGAGCTAATCTAGACCCAGAAACTGCCAAGATTGCACGTCGCTATGTATCTAATGCTGCAGGTCAGTATAGCCTACCAGCTAGTATTGGATTCGCAGCAGGGCAGTCTGTTCAGAGAGGTAAATCTCCTCTATCACCTAGCACTGTTAATGCAGCCCTAGATGCCTTACCTCTACCAACTACTCAACCATTACAAGATATTGGTAAAACTGGGATGGAACTGTTGAACTTTCTCAGTGGTGAAGGCGCTGCTAGTGATATTACACTACCACGCGGTAGCTATCCAGCCATTGCCAAAGAGTTGTATGATGCAGCAAATCCCGCTGTTACAACGGCCAAACGATTACCACGACTGCGCAGACGATAAGGACTAACCATGCCGTCAATCGAAACAATACTTGATGATATCATCAGACGTGAAGGCGATTCATCGAATGATCCAAATGATCATGGTGGTCGCACGAAATTTGGTATAAGCGAGACTAGTAATCCAGAGGCTTGGGCCGATGGTCATGTTACCGAAGCAGAAGCTAGAGAAATTTACACCAGGAAGTATGTAAAAGGTCCTGGTTTTGACAAGATTGCCGATCCATTACTCCAGGCCCAGCTTGTGGACTTTGGGGTCAATAGCGGTCCGCAGCTTGCCATAATGAAATTACAGGAATGTGTTGGAGCAGATGTCGATGGTATCCTTGGCCCACAGACTTTACACCTTCTTGAAGGAATTTATAGTCCGGGTATTAACAATCGTCTTGTTTCCGCCCGAATTAAGATGATTGGTCGAATTGTCACCAAAAATCCAAGCCAACTAAAGTGGTTGAATGGTTGGATAAATAGAGCGTTGGAATTTTTAAGGTAGGATATATGCCAGGACCACAAGATCTATGGAATTGGGTCAATAAACCCCTAGTTCCACCATCACAAACCGTTGATAAACTAGCCCAACCTGGACTTAATGACTCTCCCGCCTGGGCTATGGCTAAGGGTTTTGGCTCTGGAGCCCTAGAAGGTCTCCGTCAGCAGACTAGTCCCATAAACCTCGCAGCATTGGCTGGGACTGGCATGGCTGCGAAGGGTGCAATAGCTGCCAGACAGCTCGCTGGAGCCGTTCCTGGGGCAATTGAGGGCCTTGCAGGGGCTATTCCTAAGGCTGCCACTGCAACGGTAGCTCCTGGTGCTGAATTTGCTCCAGTTGGGGGTGAAGCTGCTTATAATGCCACCCGGCCAGCCGTACAAAAGGTGGCTGATCCAATGGAAGCCGTTTATAAGAGAATTATGTCAACTATGGGGAGAGCACAGTAATGTCTTGGAATCCATTTAAGAAAGAACCAAAGGATATTGAGCTACCTCAGCAGTATAGGAGAGATCCTAGACTACCTAAGGAGGGTACAACCCCTCTAAAGACGCTGAAGGAATCTATGGATACCTGGAAACGGCTAAACACCGATGAGGCCCTAACTGGTCTTAAGAAGCAGTAGTTGACAATCCCTGCGATACGTGGTAGAATGTTGGCTCAAACTTAAATAAGGAGCTAAATGGCTGATTCTCCTCGCATTATCTTGTGGGATATCGAAACATCGCACAATATCGTTGCAGTTTTCCAACTACAGAACCAGGATTGGATTCAACCAGAGAACATTCTCCAAGAGCGTCACATTATCTGTGCTGCCTGGAAGCTGTTGAATGAGAACAAGATAGAGTCGGTGTCACTATTGGATGATCCTAAGCTTTATAAGGAAGATCCACATGATGACTTCTTCGTCTGTAAGAAACTCCATGACGTTCTTATGAATGCCGATGCAATTGTGCATCACAATGGCAACAAATTCGACATAAAATATGTCGAAACCCGTATGTTAATGCATGGGCTCTCACCACTTCCCCCTATCCCCATGATTGATACCTACCAAGTTGCTAAGACTCGGTTCCTATTCAATTCAAATAAGCTGGATTACCTTGGTCATTTGCTTGAAGTTGGTAGGAAGAAGCCTACAACTAATGGTCTGTGGCTTAGAGTGTTACAAGGGGACAAATCAGCTATCCGTGAGATGGTAGCCTACAATAAACAGGACGTGGCTTTACTTGAGAGGGTGTTTTTGAAGTTACAACCTTATATAGCTAACCATTTAAACCGTCAACTCTTTGGTAAATCTGGTTGCCCACGCTGCGGCAGTCTAAAGGTTCAATCGCGCGGTGTTCACCGAGCAGTTACCCGCGTCTACAACCGTTTCCAATGTCAGAAATGCGGTGGATGGTTTAGATCATTGAAGAATATCGAAAACACTACCACCCCAACCCGCGTACTATAATATGTTAACAGAATTCCCTCTACTATATTTCATCTCGGGGGCCTACACTGACGAACAGTTGTGGGCTCTTGTCAACCGCCCCAAACCTTAACCCCACTCCAAAGGATTCCCCGCCATGAAGAAGTTTCTAGCGGCGGTAGCTCTCGTACTACTGTCAGCCATTCCTGCAAATGCCCACCTTAGACCTAAAGTTACTGAGAGTATTAGAACTTTACAAAACGTTGCTGAAACTGAGGATGGTGAGCCCTACCTAAGGAATATTTGTACAGTGACTTCTATTTCTCAGAGGAGTCATTTATGGGTAACAGCAGCACATTGTGTTGCGAATCAGGACATGACAGCGGTTGCACCTGGATATTTTGGAATTGATCGCCACGAAGTCAAGGTGTTCAAAGTTGACTTTAAGCTAGATTTGGCAATTCTATATACTCCAGATTATAGCCTACCAGAGCTTAAGTTTGCTAAGAAGGTTCCGACTTATGGGGATGTGGCAAATGTGTGGGGACATCCATTTGGATTCAAAGATATAGTATTTGCTCATGGGTGGGTATCTTCACCAGTATCCGTAATGGATGATGGATATCAATATATGCTAATTCAGACAAGTATTGCTCCAGGAAACAGTGGATCAGCAGTCCTAAACAAGGATAATGAGATTATCTCAATCGTACAGGTAGGATGGGGTTGGTTTCCAGCGTTTGAACCAATGAGTGGTACAGCACCATTCAGTGTGTTGAAACAATTCGTTATTGGAGTGATTGGATAATGGACAAACGGCTAGTCAAGGTAACGTGGGTAGATGCATCAGATCCACCAGGAGAGACTAGTTGGTACAGTGATAAAGAAGTTGATGACTTTGCCGCTGCAGTGTGCGAGGTTGTCTCGGTAGGATATATAAAGAGCGATACTAAATTATATCTTACTCTTGTAGCAGATTACATTGTAAATGATAATGGGACGATTACTTGGGGTCGTCCCACTAAGATTCCACATGGAATGGTGACTAAAGTTGAGGAGCTTTCGGTCGAACATCATCCGACCCAAGTCCCCTAAGCTCAAAAGTAAACAGTGCAAACGCATGCCATGCAACCTGAGCTAGATGATAGGCTCCGGTTTCCTGATCAATCTGTTCCCCCCGCTTCCACAGATTCAGATGCCGCTCAAGAGCTGCTACTGACAATCCCCAAGTATACCCCTTTTCCCAATTCCTTTCCGCATACTTAAGACTACCCTTACCATAGACCTCTGCCAGTGCCCAACTAGCTTCTGGTGGAACAAGGTCAAACCTAGCTAATTTACTACCCTTTTCCCCTCCAGTTACTGGGTCCACAATCCTAGTTTCCTGTCCTGTTGGCATCCTTACCCCCTACACTTAATATATAACATGCTCCACATAGTTCAGGGGAGGATTGCCTCCCCTTATTCTTATGGAACGGTCTACCACATTTCTTACAATTAGTTGATAAGGACTCCCGTTGGGGTGACCGCAAGATCTCGCTCCTCCTGTTTCTTTTCAGCCTCTAGGATACCCTCAATTGCCTTCTCAACGCTATCTGTTCGATAGACATGTGGCAAGTAGTAGAATATATTAATGTCTCTGTTCCCCACTAGAATGATTGGCATGCCAAGGGCGTATGCAATTCCAAGTTCAGTGGCCTTCCCCTCAGACTTACCAAGATTCAATATGACAAAGACATCAGATTTGATTATATCCTCAACATCCTCTACTGCCTGGCTTACAAGTTCCTGGTCATCCTTAGGATTACCAAGCACTGCATCTGAATGATACTTGATCCAATGACTTGTAACCCCAATTCCTGCTGCCTCAAACTTCTCTTGTGCTATCAAGGCATCTGCCTTATTCACCCACGGTGCCGCAATATATACCTGCATATCTACATATCCTCCATTTCATTCCAACACCCATCACAATAGGCGTGGTGGTTATTTACGAATTCGCTGCAACCGATAATGCAACATCTTTGCGTCCCATTAGCTTCTCGCTGTTGGCATCCATCAGCTCCTTTAGGGTCCAATCGTGATTTAATGCCATCCGAGTCACGTAGTGGAGTACGTCGCCTAGTTCTAGTTTTAGCATGTCCTCGGTGAATTTCTTGTTCCCCCTGAACTGAGCTTTCTTCACCCATTCTGCTACCTCTCCAGCTTCGCCGCACAATCCAATAACACTATAAGCATCATCATCTATAGGCATAAATGCCCCTGCTGCCACGAATTCCTCATATTTTCTAACTTTCAATATACATCTCCATTCTCCTTGATTTTAGTTTCCTCATAGGGGACCGCCACCCGCCTGTAGAACTCTGCCTTCGCCCCCTCCAGCGCCCCCATTATATCATTGATGGTTTGATAAGAGAGTCCCTTCTCCTTTACATATCCAATACAATAATCGGTGATGGCATAGTTAAGTTCACCTGCATTAATGGGGATTATGTGCCCACAATTACACATCCCCGCCCGCAGGCTGGATTTGATGTATGGCATCTTACTTCCTTATCACAAATGAGCAGGTTGGAGCCTGCCTCAACATCTTACCATCACACTTAGGATCTGTACACCTAATTGTCTTAGAGGCAACCTCAAGCTTTTTGAATAACTTCTCATCAATCTTCACACACTTGTTACAAACATATTCATATAATGGCATTACTTCACACTCCCAAGCGCAAAACAAGCTAGACAATAGAAGAACCAAGTCATTGCAAGTGCCCATTGCTTATTGATACCATAAACAATGGCTGCACATAAGTCTAATATCCCAACAATATACGGAAACGTAGACATACTAATCAATGCATGCTCCCCTCAAGGTAATCAGTAAATATATTACGCCACTTTGGATTCTCAAAAACCGCTAATAAAACGTTACAACGTCTGCATAATACACCGCGAACTTTGCCGGTTGTATGATCATGATCTATGACCAAGTTACGTAGTTTGGTCTTTTTGGGTTTGGCTCCACAAGCATTACATATGCCATTAGCCAAGAGTTGGTCCCTCTCTATAGGTAATAAACCATATTTAATCTTGGCATTCATATCGGCATAATATGTTGGTTTGCTAACATTACGCCACCATCTTTGATAACATGGTTTACACATATTACGAGCAAATCCTGGGCGTTCTGGGTGACATTCAGCAATGATCATTTCATGGTACCCCAGCGGTACCCTTGTTTGGATTCGGTGTCAATACTCAAGTATTGTCCCATGCCATAACTCGCTGGAAGAGGTAGGGCAACGATTGGCTTCTCCATTTCTTGCTTCTTAATTCCATCAACTGAATCAACCAGCGCCTCAGGTACTTCGGAGAAGATTTCATCATGCACCTGTAACCTGAGATACTGTCCAGCGTCGTCGAATCTGTTAAAGTATAGTCTGAGTAGAGCTTCTTTAATGATTCCTGCCGCCGTCGATTGAGGGAGGAATGCAATGACTCTATTGGCATCTTCTCCTGGCTTCCTAATCCATTTACCATATTCCTTTGTATAACTATAAACCTTATAGAATCTATGAACATACCCAAATGGATTCCTCAAGAACCCATCCTTCTCCGCTTGTGCTAGTAATGTCTGATGCCATCTGCGAATCTCAGGAAACAGCTCCATATAGACATCCATAACATGAGCAATCTTCTTAACTGGAAACTCAATTCCAGTCTCCTTGAAGATTTTCTCCGCAGCCCCCTTTGGAGTCTGAGCGAAGTTCCCACCATGCACTAGATGTTTGTAAAGCTCATTTCTATCCTTCTTGAATTCCTTCTTAATGGCTGCAAGGTGAGGGATAAGCTTCTCATCTGGCCATGTAGCATCTGGAAGATCAGCCGTTGCCACTCTACCATCCAATGAATTCAAGGCATAAGCTGTATAGAAGCTATGCACATCAATTTTGGCTAATCTGATGTACTTTGGAGCACAGGCGAAGTATCCAACTAGGACTGCTTCGATACCACTATAATCTCGTGCTGTGAAGGTACAACCTTCTTGTGCGACGATGAGATTGCGAATGATGGTCGCCAAGTCATCTGAACCCTTGGGCCGTGGCAAGTTTTGGAGATTCGGATTCTGACTTGCGAGCCTGAGCGTAGACGGGTTGTGAGTAAAAAGTGTATGAATTCTTCCATCTCTGCCCACTGGCATTCCGCCTCTAATCGTGCCATTATCTTGAGTTACTCCAATGTAGGTTGATAAAAGTTTCTGATACTCACGGTGCTCCAAAATCTTAGGATATAGAGGATCATTAGGATACGTTTTCATCAGCTTCATTAGTGCTGACTCATCAAACGTCACTTTCTGCTTCTTCCTATCAACGATTGCCTGATGCCGCAAGACTGCCTGATAATTACTTAATCCTAGCTTTGATACCTTGAATTCTAGAGGTTTTGCCCAATGAATGGTTGGAAATGCAACCTTTCCAAGTTCTCCATTACATAGAACTGCATGATTCTTCTTAGGTTTAAGTTCACCACATAGGAGACAAGCCTTAACAAATGTCTCAGCAGGAACCTCATGCATCCCAGTTGTATCCTTAGGCTGCTTCTTATAGATCTTCAACTTCCTAGCAGCCTGTGGCACTGCTGCTTCCATACAAATCTCAGTTACATCCAGTAAATCCTGCAACTTCGTCTCAGCTTCACGACGCATCTCACCATCAAGCAGGACACCCCGTTCACTCATATAAGTTAGCACTCGATTCAACTGGACAACATGCTTATCAAGAACATCCCATAACTTGTTCTTAATGAGATCCCTGCGAATCCCAAGGAAGTTCCTAAGTGCCATGTCCGCATCCTTAGCATTGTAGAACGCAGGCTCTGAATCGCTCAGATGCTTCCAGAGACTGGTAGATTGAACGTAAAATGGCGTGACGAATCCCAAAGACTTATCGAGGGCGGAGTTGAGGACGTGCCAGCATAGCATTGCATCCATACGGTCTCCGTGGATAGGCATCTGGGTGATAATACGAGGATCATCATATGCACTAGAGTTCCAACCAACCTTAGTTCCTGGGGATGAGAATAATTCCTCAAGATATGGTCGATACTCAGCCCGCCAAGGAACACTAACAGCTTGATTTGGTCTATATGCGAAAGAACATCTAAGGATGTTATAATCCTCACCATCCTCTTTTGCAAGTTCGTCCTCCCCTAGCCCTTGCTTATATGGAGTCTCAATATCATAGGATAGAACTATATTCTTTGGGTCCTCTGTCCAGGCATGCTCATAATCATGAACCCACTGTGCAAATGTCTCAGGAGCTGGATCAAGTAAATACTCATGTGTATCAAGTACTAGGCCATTATCTGCAATTTCAAGTGCCCTTTTGAACACGAATTGCAACACTGGAATAAGATGATTATTCCCCCTCATTAAATAAGAGGGATGATCCGCTGCTAGGACCCAACACTTATATTGATCACTCCAGAATGGATATCCTATGTAATCCTGTCGCATGATGGGATGTTTATCATTAATTCCCATGATGCGTTTGAACGCTATTCGCCCGAGGGTAACAATGACAAAGTGCTTGCCACTCTTTCGGCACCTTTCTTGTTGATCTGTAATAGTTCCATCAAGCAAAGGACTACAATACGATATAACGTTTTCTTCATAACTTTCTTTAGCGAGTTTATTGTTCGGTGGTCTACAACTTAGGACGTTGTGAATTCTGAATCCTTCACGTTCAATCCCCACCCTTGCAAGATTCTGCCAAAGGTAGTAGCCAGCCTTACCAACCAGCGGCATACCCTCTTTCGTTTCATGCTCACCTGCTGCCTCCGCGATTACTAAGACACCATTATCCCCAGTTCCAGACGCTGGAACGTATTCCTTACAACTCCAACTATATCCTATACAGCCCTTACAAAAATCTGGTTTCGCTAGAGACATTTTTCCTTTTAACCCAGAACAATTTTGTTCCACATGAATGAGAACAAGTAAGCTGTTCATTATACTTATCCGCTAAGAAAGTTTGCTTGCAAATAACACAAATAGCTGGTTGCTTTCTAGCTGTGTTATAATACTCTTGCATGTATTTCTTACGGTTAGGTCTATTATGTCTGGGAATATGATATTCCGGTCCGGCATGGTGTATGATTCCATGCTCCTTTGTAGTCATGCAAGATAGATTTGATATATCGTTGTTTGTAAAATCACCGTCCCTATGATGGATCACATAGCCTTTAGGGATCGGACCGTTTATAGCAGCCCAAATCTTTCTAGCCCGACATCGCATTGTACGCCAGTGCTTACTTTCTGGTTTATTTAGCACTCCAACTCCAAATGTCGTAACCACGTCGAATGAAGGGTGTGTATAATAATAAAGCACAATCCTTGGGATATGGGGTGGTTTCCCCACTAAATGTCAATCTGCCGTTCAAAAATAACACATATGCAATATCATCAACCCATTCTAACCACCAATTAGCACCAACTGAGGCTGGAACCAACATTGCAATCTTTGCACCATCATTACTGTTACATGCAGCCTTCTCAACCCAAGGAGCAATGTGTCCGAATGGTGGATTACACCATAACCATCCTGCTAATGCAGACCAATCCTGAATTAAAGAATTATCTTCTTCTGTATAGAAATGGTCAGCTATAGCATTCTCTTTAGAGGCCGCAAGATCCCAGGTGAATTCCTCCTGTAATCTCTTTTGGACAGCTTCCAGAAAGTCTGGAGGAGTGCAATAATCCTGTTTAGACCGTCCCGGCTTCTGTTTAGGAGCCACCAATCACCACTAGTAATACTCCAAACATGAAACCAGCAACGAATCCAAACGATACTGCCACAAACAGCAGCCAACCCTTGACAATATCCGGTGTATTTACATTAATATCAGTCATTATTGCCCTTCAGTATATGCCCTAGTAAACTTCCCTGCTTCTTCCCACATTCCTTTAGCAATTGCAATGGAATCCTTCCATCGCTGCACCCTAGGATCACTCTCATTAGGATAATATCCTACAATCCCCTTCACTCCCGCCTGAATCGCAGCCTTGCAACAGTCATGACAGATAGGTGGCAACATGAAGGATGGATAGATATATAATGTCGATCCTCTAGCTGCATGTCCAGCCTGCAATAACGCATTGACCTCGGCGTGGACCACAAGTTTATACTTCAACTCCCGATCATTCAACCGTTCGTCAGTATCTGCAATTCCCCTTGCAAATCCATTAAACCCCAATCCAACAACCTGCTGCAAATCATTAACAAGAGCCACTCCAACCTTTGTGGATGGGTCTTTTGACCATGTAGATACATGCTTTGCAAGTTCCAGGAAACGACGGTCCCATTTTTCACTAACAGCCATTAATCCTCCATCGCCTCAAGATCATGCTCTATTTCATCAACAAATTCAATAGTCTTAGGGTCAGTCAATTCCCTACGCTTCAATGCGATCTTCATCCTAAGCTGTCTAACTGATGCCAATAGCTGCCCCATTGTCAACATTAATTCAACTTCTCCTTAGGAATCCCAGCCCCTTCCAGCTCCTGCTCACTCAAAAACAAACAGATCCACTTACTAGCTCCATCCACTGCATCATGCAACTGCTCAGGAGTTACATTAGGATTCTGCAGCGACACCGCAATAGACAAGCACGCAATAATCGCATGTCCCCTATTTGTTGTAGCTTCCATCAAAACCGGCTCTAATGCTGATATGATATTAAAAATTTCATCCACAGATGCTGTTGCATGTGTAATGACTGGTTCACTCATGTTATCCTTTCGACCTATATTCATTCCAAGGCTTCCATCCACCCATTCTAACCCCACTATAAACCATCCTACATGTCCATAACCCTACTGTTAGGACTTCCATTGCTTCCTTTAGGATATCATCACATTCCTTTCGTGTTATATCCCAGGATTCAGCAGGATCTTTAAAATCATAATCAGTTAGAGATGGAGTCTGGTATAACCAATCATGGACTACTGCTGCTTTACCATATACACCAGTAGGTGGAAATAAACTCCACAGAACCCTTGGGACCGATGCAAAATCAGTAAAGAATCCTGTTGGAATCACCACTTTAATGGTGCTATCAGCCGATCCTATACAATATTCAAACGGAGAGGTCACTTTCCATAAGTGACCATCAAGATATTCAAGCTCAAGTGGTGTTAGGAATCCTGCCATTACTCATTATCTTTCTTAGTGTCAAGGATTTCCTTAACCACATCCTCGATGACATTTCTTAGCAACCATATTCCAAATTGTTTCCACATTACTTCACCCTCAAAAAGAAAACTCCAAACATAAGTACGCCACCCAATATTGCTCCAATTATTAAAGACATTCCATCAATAGCGATAGACCCAAAATTGGTTATAACTATGGTGTCCATTAACTCTTCCTCCGCACATCTACCTGGACATCATGACGATGACCAAGAGCACTCCCAGTTCTTCCAACAGCTTCAAGTGGTCTGTTGACATCAGTGGTAAGGTTCGCTAATTGTTGATTCAGAATACCAATCTGATGTAAAACTTCTTGAAATAGTGTCTCTAACGCTGCAACTCTAGGCTCTAAATCAGGCATGGTTGGTGGCTCCGGTGGTTGTGGCGGTGTGGACCCAGGATCAACAGGTGCTACCCATCGCTCAGGGCTGCCCGCAAAGTTATCAGATGGATGGTCAAATCCAGGCCAGAATGGGATAGTCTCATTGACTAGAACATCATATCCATTCATGGTATTACGCTCGACTAGAAAGTCACATGAACACAATGTTCCAGTAGGACTTGGACAATTATTCCCACTTGGCTTAGCAAGGAGTCCCATTGTTGGGAATCCCACTTGCTGCATCTCCCATGCGACCTGATTTAGATACTTACCACGATCCTCATGAGTCCAATCTGCTGGATATTGGTCCCTAACTTCTATCATTAATTCAATGATTGTCATATATCTCCATATGGTGGCAGGTCAGGAATCCCACCTAGTAGGCTATCGTACCAATATAACTGCTTTTAGCAGTAGCCCGAGAATTCCCAGGTACGTTATATTGATCGTAGTTACGCCTTTACGCTCTGCCAAATAAAAGGTGCCGTTCTGTCATGTAGTGGAAGAACGGCGAAGATCCAGAGGCCCAAGTTTCGCCGAGGGCGTCAGCGATACAGCTACCTTCCTAGGTATAGCTGGATCTTATGACTGTGGCACATACCGTGTCACAATCAGATTTGCACGCAACCGCACTGGATTACCATCGTCATCCTTTGCGTTAGGATCTTCCGTCCAAGGCAGGTGCCCACCATTCCCATCGCTTGGGAACCGCTCCATACCCTCCAACGAATATCCAGTCTTTGTATTATATGCGCGCCAATCAACATCTACCTGATACACACGATTTGCAGTCTGCTCAACTGCGTCAACTAGCTCCTTCTCATCTGTGAACTTACCACGAATCCCCACTGCCCGCAGATAGTCCCCTAACTGACTAGCAGTGATTCCGTTTCGCTTGAAGGTCTTTGCACTGACCTTGGTGAATCGGAGGGTGAAACCTTCGTTGGTTGGACCCACAACTTTCGGATCAATCTGCGCTGACAATGAACCAGCTTTAGTTCTGCCGAACGCAGTCGGTGGAAACGTATCTGGTGCCTGCACCGTATACCGTCCAGCCTTAGGAATTCCTGCAAACTCCTTATTGTCTGCATAATTCTCTAGATCCAACGGTTCAACCGGCTTTAACTCACCCAATGCTGAAATGTCTGCCATTCTTTTCTCCTTGTTATCCTATACGCTTTTTAATAATCTCTAACGCCGCCTCACTAGCTTTATCAATCAGTGTAATAGCCCTAACTATACTCGCTGGCTCAATGATACTGATTGATTGTCCCCTTTCATCCTTGATATCCCCTCCATCTAAAGGTGTCCGCGTATTACCTAACCCAACTGCATTCCCTGCTCCAAGATCCACATGATTCCCAAGGTATAGAAGGTGTCTCTCAGGCTTCCCCTGCTGTGCTGGTAATGCATCCAGCCTAAATGTCAGGTTAAACCACCTTGGAACCTCACTCGTCAATGCCTTTCCTGCGACTGCAGGCCCTAGGACTTTCCCAGACG